GAGGAGGACCAAACGGTGGACGCTCCTGGTGTGGGTGACGGCGTCTCGCTGCAACTTCACTCGCATGTAGCGGGGCGAGCCGCTCTGGCGCATCACACGCTGCCGAACGCGACGGGTCCTCTCGATGCCGTCCGCATATACGACGCGGATCCGTCGCTCCAGCGACCGCACGCGGCCCTGGTCACTGACCTCGTAGTCGGGAAATCCGGGCACCGGTAGCCACTGTTCCATCAGCTCCTCCTCGCCTTCGCCAGCCGTGACAGGGCTACGTCCGCGTAGAGCGACGCGTGCCCGGCGTGCGGGTCCAGGCCGACGTGCTCGACCACCCACTTCTGCTTGCCGATCAGGACCTTGTCGGGGTTGTCCGAGTAGGTGTTCCGCCAGCGGAAGCGAGCCAGATGGTCGATGTAGACCTCGCGCGCGATGCGTACCGGCTGCCACCGGCCCTGGCGCAGGTTGGACGTGAAGACGACCCGGTCGCCCTGCTTCGGCAGCTTGGCGATGAGTCCGTCCGGGTGCGGCAGGCTGTTGCGGCCAGACCGCCAGCGCCGGAGGCTCCAGTCCAGGCCGCGGGTTCGGTCGATGAGCACGCGCCAGCGGAACCGGGTTTCGCCCTTCTGCCGCTTCTCCTTTGAGCTGTCGCTCCAGGCGACGACCGGCCCGGTCTCGCTGTCCACGTAGGTGGCCAGGTAGACGCGGGCGGGGAAGGTCTTGGCGAACGTCTGCGCCGCGTCCCACTCAGGCATCGAGTCGATGACCGCGTAGCGGCAGCTGTACTCGACAAACAGCTGGCCGAGCTGTCTCCAGATCGACTCGCCGTGGAGCACGGCCAGGTGGCAGGTCTCCCAGAGGCCGTTGACGCCGATCCGCTTGATGACCACGACCAGGTAGCCGGCCTGAACGTCCACACCCATCGCGCAGTTTTCCAGGTTGGCGAGTCGCCAGCGCCGGCTCTTGTTGGCGGGCCAGACCAGCTTGTCGTCCACGCAGGCGAGCACGTCCTCTTCCGTGCAGCGCATGTTCTCGTCGCCCACGTAGGGCAGGCCCAGCTTGGAGTTGTAGAACTCCATCAGGTCTGGCTGGTGATTGAACGCCCACCAGACACGGTTGGCGGGGAACGTCGGGCTCAGCAGCTGGGGCATCTGATAGCTGTGCACATACCGACCGGGGTTGTGGGGCTGCCACCAGCCCTCACGAGGGTCCGTGATGATGTCGCCGCACTTCGGGCAGCGGTAGACGGCCAGTCCGAACTCATGCGCGAGCTCGGGGCGGATTCCGTAGGGGCTCCGGGCGTGTCTGAAGGCGTGCTTGATCTGCTTGTGCAGCTGTGGGTCCAGCTTGTCGTTGATGACCACCACGTTCTCGGGGAACGTGAGGGAGAGCACGACCCCGTCGCGGCAGCTGCACGCGGTGTGAAAGTAGCGCTGGTCACCGGCCAGGAAGTACCGGTGGATGTCGGCCTCTGGGTAGCGGGCCGTCGAGACCTTGAAGTCGATTGGGTTCCATTGGGCTGAATAGCGCTCCATGGCGCGCTGCACGTCGCCCTCGGCCATGCGTCGGACCTCGTCGAAAAACACGGCCTGCATGGGGCTGCCCTCAGTCGAGGTTTTTGCCTTGATGCTCAAAAAGTAGATGATCGACGCGCCGATCGAACGGCTCAGGATGGCGTCCACGCCTCGGCCCTTCCGGGCGTCTCGTCCCATCCAGCGGGCGATCTCGGGCTGGCTCTCGACGAACGGGGCGAATCGGGCGCGGCTGAACACCTTGGGCAAGTGGATGTCGGGGAAGTAGTAGCCGATGAGGCTGCCCCAGCGCCTCAGCGCCGTGTGCAGGATCTTCACCATGACTCGAATGGACTTGCCGGTCTGTGCGCCGGCCATCAGCACCATCTTCTCGGCGTCGTCGGCGTACACGTCTGCCAGGTGCCGGTAGTCGCCGGTCATGGTGAGGCGGTGCCCGTCCATGACCAGGCCGCCCTTCCTGCAGAACTCCAGGTCGTTTTCGTAGGTCTTCAGCGGGCACTTGGACGTGCCGATGGTGAGGTCCAACTCCTCGAAAATGGCGTCAACGAGCTGCGCCTGCCCATCGGCCAGCAGCTCGGACTTGAGCCCACCGTCCGGGTCTTTCCAGTCCCAGGAACCCATGCTACGGCCGCTTCGTGTCGGCCTCGCGGGCGGCACTCTCGAGCTCGCCCAGCGATGCCCCCATCGCCTCGCGAAGCTCCGCCATGAAGTCGCCCAGCATCTCGTTGGGCACGTACTTCTTCGCCAGGTGGGCGACTCGCCCAGCCAGACCCTTCATGATCGGGATGGCGGCCTGCAGCAGGATCTTGGTGACCGACAGCTGGCGGTGGGCCAGCGCCTGGGTCTTGGCGTGGCGCTCCGCGGCCTTCTGCACGCGCTCCACGTAGTGCCAGCGCGCCAGGTCGATGTGGCGCTTGCTGATCTCCTCGCCAGGGCGGCGGTAGAGCTCAGCCAGGGTGTGCAGGGTGGCGGCGTCCGGGATCAGCTCGATGTTCTCGAGGACGAGCTGGGACACCGCGACCGCGCGCCGCACGTCGATGGCGTCCGGGTCGTCCAGGATCTGGCCGATGCGCCGCTGCTGCTCCAGCGTGCCAACCAGGAAGCGGGATGCGGGGTCACTCATAGGGGTCCGTCTCCTCCTGGCGGCAGCTGTTCGTTCGTGCGGCGGCTTCCGCCCCACCTCAGATCGCCGCGGCCTGCGGGACACCCACCTTCGCCTCGTTGAGGCTGGCGATGATGGCGTCGGTGTCCGTGGTGTCGATGTTCAAGCTCCGCAGCAGTCGCCGCCAGCCACCGCCCAGGTCCCCGTCAGCGTAGCCGACGTAGAGCCCGCCCAGCACCAGCCGCGCCTGGCAGTAGCGCTCCATGGGCTTGACCTGCCGTCCGGTGCCCTGCAGGGTCGCGATGATGTCCACGGCGGACTCACGACCGGTCAGGGCACCGTGGGGACGCTGCGCCAGCGTGGTGTCGATGGCCGTGATGTAGCCGGCAAGCGGGCCCCAGTGCTCCATGATGCCAGCGTCGGGGTGCAGCAGGTCGTCCACGAGGACAGGGAAGGTGAACCCCGCGCTCTCGGCCACCTGGCGGAACCGAACCAGCCAGCCGCTGGGGCTCCACTGCTTGCCCTTGATGCCACTGAACGTGCCCAGCAGGTCCAGCTGGACGGCGACGCCGACGCGGAACGGGTTGTGGTCGGCCGCCGGAGTCCAGATCGGGCTCATGTGGCGGCTGGCGTACCCAGCTCTGCCGGGCCGGGCATACCCGGATGTGGCCCAGCCCTGGAACAGCTTGCGCTTGCCGGCCAGGTCGAGCTTGGGCTCTGTGGTGCGCTGGATGCGCAGGCGGACACCCCAGTAGCGCTTGCACAGGGCGTCCAGCTCGATCAGCGCGCGCAGGGTGCCGGCGCTCAAGCGGCCCTTGGCACGGGAGAGCAGCGCCTCGCCGTAGGGGCGGCCGTCGTCAGAGCGAAGCTGCCGGCGACCAGCGCGCGCGAACGCGCTCAGGAGGCCGGTTTCGTCGATGGGATGCAGCGCGATCTTCATGTAGAGCTCCGGGGGGCCAGGTCGTTGAGCGCCTGCCGCCAGTGGGTTGTGTCGAGCTTGTAGCGGTACAGGCCGCGCTCACCCGCGTCGTTCTTGAAGCGGGCCGCGCCGTGTTTGGGCAGGCGTAGCCGGTTGAGGTAGAGCGAGCCGCCCAGGCCAACGTGCAGGACCTCCTCGAGGAGGCGCAGCCGCCAGCGCAGGGCCTCGTAGGTGTCGTAGTCGCGGTCCTCGGCCCAGAGCTCAGCCACGCTGGCCCATGTGAGCTCGCGGCCGTCTGCTCGCATCAGGGGCGGGCAGCTGTTGGCTTTGGCGGTCTCAAAGGCTTCGCGGAGCCAGTCCAGTTCGACGCAGAGGGGCACCTCCACGTCCAGCTCGATGGCGTCCAGCGGGTCGAAGTGCAGCCGGTGCAGGTGCCGGATCAGGCCAGACTTGTCGCCGCCTGTGCGCGTGGCCGCGTCGGCCAGTTCCTCGGCCCGGGTGAGGCCGTCCCATGCGACCACGGCGTGGTGGTCGGGGAAGCCCAGATCCATCACCAGGGCGTGAGGGGCCCGGTAGGTGTTCTCGTAGATCCGGGCGCGGGTCAGGCCACGCTTGGGATGCCAGTGGAACTCGACCAGGTTGGCGGCGGCGCAACACCACCTGTCCTGGGTTGTGATGTGGTCCCAGAGAAGTACGCGCAGGACTTCACGGGGGGGTCTCGACATCGGCTGTCCTCGTCTGCGGCTCCTCCGGTTGTAGCACGTCAAGCGGGGAGGGGCCGAGCACGCGGGCCATCGTGGACTTGGCCATGCGCCATCCGATGTAGCGGACCAGGTCGGGCGACCGGTTGGCGATGCGCCGGGCCCCGCGGATGGTCTTGGGCTCGTCGTAGCCCCCGCGACCGTTGGGCACGACCACCACGATGCCCCAGTGCTTGGGCAGGCCGCGGTCGGTCAGGTCCTCGCGGATGTGTCGGGCCCAGACCTTGCCGTTGCGCAGGTCCGTCTTCGCCCGCTTGGCGAACCACGCCACCAGATCCGGCCCCAGGGACAGGTAGCAGTGGGTGGCCAGCTGCTCGTAGGCCAGCATCTTGCCGGCCCGCAGGTCGGCCAGCAGGTCCGCGCGTGTGACCTTGCACTCAGCGATGCGGATCTCCGGCTGTGCGGGCGTCGTCCTGGTCCAGGCACCCGGCAGGCCGCGCTTCCCGCGTCGGGCGCGCTCCATCAGCACGTCCGTGCGCCAGCGGTCGTAGGCCACCAACTCGTCGCTGGTGCCGGGGCTGGAGATCCCGATGGTGTCCAGGACGCCGACAGCGAGCCCCAGCTCCCAGCACGCCAGCCACACGATCCCGCGCTCCTGCATCCAGGCGCTGGTCAGTCGGCATAGCTGGCGGTGGGTGATCAGCACGGTCTACTTCTCGTTGCCGCAGTGGTGACACTTGTTGCGGTGGCCCACCTCGGCGCGACAGGACAGGCACACTGTGCGCGAGCCCGTCCGGTGGTTGCCGCAGCTGCCGCTCCGGGTGAAGCCGCTGACGGTCCTGCAGCGGGGGCACTTGTCGGTGGTCTCGGTCTCCAGGGGGCGCACCACGCGCAGCTGCCCGCGGCCGACCAGCATGGTGCCGTGGGCCTCGGCCTTGACCAGGACAGCGGGGGCTGGACCGTCGGGCCCATCGACGCGCAGGCCATCGACGCCCACCGTCGCCGGTGTCCAGGGCAGGTCGTGCTTGCCACGCACCTCGACGGTGTCGCCCCGCTTGAGCGCGCGGACTCCGTCGTCAGTCAACAGCATGTGGGGCCTCCTCGGCGCACACGACCGCATCCAGCTGGCAGGGGTCGGGGAACTCCGGCGCGGGCTCAGGCGCGGGCTCAGTCAAGCAAGCGAGCAGCAGCAGCAGCATCGACATGGTCAACCCCTATGCCGCGTAGCGGTCGTTGATGTAGCTGGCAACGGCCAGGTCGGTCATGGCGCTTTCGAAGCGCTTGCGCGCGTCGGCAGGGTTCGCCCGCCAGAGCTTGGCGAGCTGGGGCCACTTGACCTCGTATGTCTTGCCGTCCTGACCCTGAAAGACGACGTGGGTGCTGGTGCGGCGGCGGTGCCGCTTGTCCTCGCTGACGGCGTGCGCGACCTGATCGACCACGTCGTGGCCACCCAGGTAGTTCAGGCCGTGCTTCTCGCCCTCAGCGCGCACGGCCGCGTTGAACTCGGCCCACGCTTCTCGGGCAGGGCCACGGGCGTCGATCAGGGTCTCACCACCGCCACCGTTGTTCTCGGCAGTGCCCACCAGGACGCCGTCCAGGTAGACGGTCGCGGTCAGCGCCTGCGAGTCGCGGCTCAGCGCCCTGTGCATCCGCAGGGACTTCAGGGTGACGCGCTCCAGGAACGGGGCGTAGGTGCGGTCATAAGCTTGGTCGATGTCGTGCATGGATACTCCGTCGAGTCGTGGGAAAGGCTATGCGGGGACGTTCCGGGCGTAGTCGCCGCCGATGATGGTCAGGCCGTAGGCCGAGCACCGGAAAAAGCTGAAGTCGTGGCCGAACTCGCGGGTGGGCTCGTCCCACTTGACGGTGTGGCCAGCAGCTTCCAGCAGCCGCGCTGCGGCAGCGCCGCCCCACACGTTCACCGTGATGGGCTTGCCCGTCGCGATGGTGTAGTGGGCGGGCTCGATGCCCAGGAGCTTCAGGTCCTCCATTGCGGGACGGAAGCGGGCGTCGGCGTCGGTGGTGATGTCGGATTGCATGGATACTCCGTCGAGTCGTGGGAAAGGCCGGGCCTCGCCGGGGGGTGCGAAGGGGGGGGGGATTGGAAGCACCCGTGCGAGGGCGAGGTCCCGGCCAGAAAAGGCTATGCGGGGGCGCGGTCAACGACCAGCGATACAGACCTCCAGCCGAACGCCCCACCCGATGCGTCGAGCGTAGGCCGACGCCAGCGTCCGAATCGCGCCGATGGTCCGGCCGCCGCTGCCCATGAGCAGCCCTTTCCAGCGCTCTGGGCAGTCCAGCACCACGACGTACTGCCCAGCCCTGACGAAGTAGTGATCGGTTGTCAGCTCTGGGATGTGCTCGGGGTCGAGGATTGGCTCCAGGAGCGAGCGCATGTAGGCGACGACCTGGTCCCCGTTGGGGTGCTGGCGCGCGTCGGTGTTGGTGGTGATGGGGTCGGGCTTCATGTGTTGTCCCTCCGTCGAGGCGTTCGGTATGGTGCCCATGTAAGCATATGGGGTGCATCACGTCAAGCTGGCGATCGGGCTACGCTCTGGTTGAACCCGAAAGGAGGACGCCGATGTCCCGTGGAATGAAGCTGGCAGCGAAGGCTGCCGGGGTTGCCCCTGAACTCCTCGCCGTTGTGCTGGCCGTGTGGCCGGAGCTGCGCGAGGCCATCGACGAACTGCGCAAGGCGGACTGGGAGGCCGTGGACGGCCCGACCAAGGCCAAGCTGATCGCGGACGAGCTCGAGGACGTGGCGGACGCGCTCGACGACCATGTGCCCGGCTGGAACAGCAAGCTCAGCGAGGCCCAGCGCGATGACTTCCTGTACCACGTGAAGGGAGCCATCCTCGGCCAGGTCGAGACGCTTTACCATCTCAAGCTCGCGGGCGAGCTCTTGGAGGCCGCGGGGGTGATCACGGCCCCGAAGAGGCTGGTGGAACGACTCCGTGGCCGGCGCAAAGTCAGTGTGGGCAGTCGTAGCCAGCGATGACCTCGCCCTACCATCCAGGCGAGGGCATGGCCCTCGTTAAGGTGGTGGCATGGCAGGTGGAGATCTGATTCTGTCGGAGAAGACCGTACTGGCGTTGGCGAATGTCTACAAAGACGGCCTTCGCCACGCTGCGTCGGTGTCGGCGGCGCTGGAAGCAAACACCGCTGCCGTGCGGGCTTTGCACGACGATGTGAAGGAACTGCAGGGGGACGTGGAGGGGCGCAGGGCAGAGCTCCGTCTCGTTCGGGCTCGCATTACCGCGCTGGAATGTGCGGTACAGTCGGACATCACAGCCCCGGCTTTCGATGACCCGGATGAGTCGATCGATGACGAACAAACGGTCACTGACACCGATGTCGAGGCAGTCCGGTTGGAGCTCAAGATCCTGCGGTGGTCGTGGTTCACGGCGACGTTGTGGCCCGCGGTTGTCCGTTGGGGGCCGTGGATTCTCGCGGCTACGGGCCTCGGCGGCGGTGGATTCGCTACTTGGAACGCATCGCACCGCGCAACAATCAACGCGCCGCATCACGCGGTAGACGAAGCCGAGGATCCGCCGAATGCCGAAGAGTCCAGAGACCCCAAGTCCGTTGAGTGAAGCCCTGGCCAGGGTGGCCGTGGATGGAGAGCGCTTGTTCGCCGAGTTGGGGGTAGACATCCAAGCCGACGCCTGCATGGTGACAGACGAGCAGCGAGCCGTGCTCCAGCGGGTCAGACAGCAGACCAGAGAGGCCAGTCCTCAGCGCGGACGAGCTCGAGGTCTCTTGTTCGACACGGCGAATCGTCAGTCCAGCTGAGATTCCGCTCCAGCGTCCGCCCGCGGTGCCCCTTGCGCCAGAGCAGCCATCCGTACTCGGCGCTGTCGGTGCTGTCGTTGGCGAACGGGGGGCGCTCGTCCAGCCGGTAGTTGAGCCAGCACGGGTGGGCGCGGTTGAACCTGCGCCGGCCCTGGGTGTGCAGGATGCCCTGCCGAAGGAGGTTGGCCACCACGCCGTTCCGTCGGGTGTGGAACAGCATGTGACGGATGAACTCGCGACCCAGGCTGTAGGGCATGTTGCCAACGGTCAGATCGTAGCCACCTGGCACCAGCCGCCGGGTGACCGCGGTGAAGTCTGCGACGTAGACCTCGCCCACCAGGCCCAGCTCCAGGTAGAGCTCGCGCAGGGGTTCCTCGGCCTCGGGTCGGATCTCGACGCAGTCAACGCGCCCACCGAACCCAGGGTGGATGGCCAGCGCGCGTAGCCAGGCCCCGTCGCCCGCGCTGGGCTCCAGGATGCGCCAGTCGGGCTTGAGTGGAATGGTCTGGATCAGGGTCTCGGCGCACTCGCGGGGCGTGACGTAGAGGTCGTCCGGGTTGCGGTCGGCCTTCGCGCGGGCGCGGCTCACTCCTCCGAACCGGTGAGCGCGTACATGGCCTCTGCCTGTCCATACAGGTCGCCGGGGATCCCGTGCTGGTCCTCGATGTGGTCCACGCAGTTGGTCAGGGACAAGGGGCCTTGGCCGATGGCGGCCTCCAGCATCTTGCGCAGCTTGATGGCGGTGGCGCGGCCCTTGTCCTGCTCGCAGGCCAGCTGGAACGCGCTGAGCGGGGCCGGGTCGTTGCGCAGGTCCTCGATGGCGTCGTGCAGGCTGGTCTGGCCAGCTCGGCGGTCGGCGTCGCGGGCTTCGCCCTCGCGTGCGTTGGCCTCGAGGAGAACCCACCACTCCGGCTGTGCGTCATCGACCTGGACGGCCAGCGGTGCGCCGGGGAAAAACTGCTCCTGGGGCTCCTCTTCCATCGCGTCGGACAGCCAGGTGCCGTCGAAGGCGCGGTAGAGCCAGTGCAGGGCCTGCACGAGCTGCTTGACGCGGCTGCCGCACAGCAGGATGGCCTCTTCCCACTCGCTCCTGCCGACCTTGGGCAGGCCGGGATAGGTGAACTCGGCGCGCTTGAGTCGGCCCTCGGTGTCGATGGTGACCTCGTAGGTAGCGTCGGGTGCGACGTGGATCCGCATCTCGACGCTGGTGACCTTGCCGACGCCATCCTCCCTCTCGGTCTCGGTCAGGACGAACCGCTCGACGCTCTTGTGGCCGGTGACCTTGAGCTTGTCGCTGTCGATCTCCAGGTCCAGCTTGCTCAGCAGCTCCAGTCCGATCCCGCGCTCGATGCCGTCGTGCATGAAGCGGCCATGCAGGGCCTGTTGACTGGTCCAGGTGAGGAAGCGCAGATCGAACTCGCCCGGCAGGACGGCCCCAGGGCGCGTGTAGTCCAGGAAGCGGGTGAGGGTCTGCTCCTCGGGCCAGAGCCTGTTCTCGTCGTACACCTGGCGCAGGATGCGCATGACCGACTCCACCATCGCCTTCCGCACGTTCTCGGAGGACGTAAACAGGTAGAAGACGCCAGCGTGGCAGTCGTAGAGCACGGGGGTCTCGGAGACATCGGGGGGCGCACGCATCAGCAGCTCGCGCTCCAGGTTCTCCCGGAACACCTTGCGCTCTTCGCGGGTGAACTTGCCTCCGCCCTCCTCGATGAGCCGCTGCTGCCTGGCGACCAGGGCCTTGAGCGTCTTGGCGGGCACCTTCTTGATGTAGCGCCGCGCCGCGAAACACAGCCACTCGTTGACGCTGACCACGTCCTGGTCGTCCAGCCAGGCCCAGCCACGCTTCTCAAGATAGTCGCTGCGCATGTCGTCGGGGCTGGGGGCCTCCGGCAGCATGCCAGGCCCCAGGACCGTGTCCTGGATGGCATCACGCAGCGCCGGCAGGCTGATCCGGGGGACCGTCCAGCCCTCCGGCCCGCGGAGCTCAAAGGCGTAGATGGGCGACTTGAGGTCAAAGGGGAAGGGCATCAGGGCTCCAGGAGGTTGGCGACAGTCCGCTCCAGCGTCGCGCCGTCGTCGAACTCGACCCGGACACGGGTCTGAAGGGTGATGTTCTGGGGCAGGTCCTGCTTGAACCAGATCCGCGCATCGAGAACGGCCGCGATGATGCCGACCTGGCGCGCGCTGCCGTTGCGGACAGCCACGCGACGGCCCAGCTCTACTTCTTTGGGGTGCAAGGCCAGCTCTCGATTGGGTGGGGAAGGTGGCCCAGGAAGGGGCTGGGGTCCAGGTTGGTGACGCCGGCCCCCCAGCTGACGCGCTTGACCTTGGGGACGGTGAGCAGCAGGCGCTCTCGAGCTCGCGTGCAGGCGACATACAGCACGCGCTGATCTTCGTCGGGGTCTGCGTCCTTCCGGCTGCTGGGGTAGCTGCCGTCCACGACGTTGGCGACCACGACGTAGTCGAACTCCAGGCCCTTGCTGGCGTGGACCGTGAGCAGGTGGACGACGGGGCTGTCCCACTGCACCCGTTCCTGGACCGACCGCTCGACCCACCAGCGCAGGAAGCCCGGGATGGTGCCCCAGTTGCGGAGCGTGTCCACGATGTCGGTGCCGGCCTGGTGGCTGACGCAATCGAGCTCCCGAAAGAACAGATCCGCCCAGTCACAGGGGCGGCCCGGCGTGTCTGCGGCCTTGGCCTCGAGGACGGCGGTGTAGATCCGCATCCAAGCCGGGCTGCCTCGCCCAGCAGCTCAAACAGGTGGGTGCGCTCCCGCGTGGCGCGGGCCTCGAGGGTCATCAGCTCCAGGTGGCTCCACCGCTGCTCGCCCCAGTTGGCCAGCGACCGGGCTGCGACGTTGTCCGCAGGGTTCTGGACCAGGCCCAGCGCCCGCACGGTGCGCCGGCCGATACGGCTGCTCCAGGCGTCGTCGGTGCTGGGGTCGTAGATCAGGTGAGGGATCCCGACCGCGTGGAAGCGGGCGCTGATCTCGCGCAGATCGGCCCAGCGCCGGCCCAGCACGGCCACAGTCTTGCCCTCCAGGCTGCCCAGGGCGCGCACAGCGGCCTCAGCGGTCTCTCCAGCCGTCTGGGCCTGCAGGACGCGCGGGGTGTGCTCCTGGGTGCCGACAGCGGCCTCCAGGTCGCCCCAGTCGCCAGTCGCCAGTCGGTTGCCGACATCGACGATCTCCGGCGTGCTCCGGTAGTTGGTGCGCAGGCGGATCACGACGGTGTCGCCGTCGTTGCTGAGCTCCACCAGCTTCTGGCCGTCGGCACCACGCCAGCCATAGATCCGCTGTCGGGGATCTGCGACATAGAAGGTGTGGGCGGGCTCCAGGCGCTCGACGATCAGGTACTGCGCGGCGCTGGTGTCCTGGGTCTCGTCCATCAGCAGGTGCTCGTACCGACCCAGCCAGCGCGCGTGGACCTCGGGGTCTTCCTTCAACAGACGCAAGGCGCGGGCCTCGAGGTCGCTGAACGTGAAGGCGTTGGACTCGTCCAGCCAGCCCCTCACCAGGGTGGTGACCGTCTTGGTCTTCTCCAGCGTCTTCACGCGCCGGCTCTTCCACTTGGCGTCGCCGAGGTTCCGCGAAGCAGCGCGCAACAGGGCGATGTAGTCGTAGTCGTCGTAGATGGAGAAGTCGGCGTCGCGCCCCAGGGCATCGGCCTCCTGACGCAGCAGCTCGCCGCAGAAGCTGTGCAAGGTGCGGATCGCGGGCAGCTCGTAGCCGGGCAGCAGGGCCGTCAGGCGCTCGCGCATCTCGTCGGCGGCCTTGTTGGTGAAGGTGACGCAGAGGATGCGCTCGGCGGGCACGCCCTCGACCAGGAGCGATGCGGCGTGGCCGACCAGGGTGTAGGTCTTCCCGGTGCCGGCCCCGGCGACCACCAGGACGCGCCGGCCTCGGGTCTCGATGGCCTGGCGCTGGGCGTCGTTCGCCTGGGCCAGCATGGCCTCCAGGGGGCCTGCGACGCTCATACCAGCCGCGCTTGAGCGCCGTCGAACTTCGCCCGCAGGCCGAGATTGACCAGGTCGGGGACGTACTCCGGGTTCATGGCTCGCATGGTCAGGATGCTGGCGAGTTCGGGACGGTCAGCGACCAGCACGCGGGCGTAGAACGCCGTGAAGCTGTTGTTGACCTTGAACTCCTCGCCGCGGGTTCTGATGGCGTGGTCGTAGCGCACGACCTCGACCAGGGCCTTGGTGCTGGTGCGGGTCGCACCAACGGCGTGGAGAGCTACAGCCCTGCTGCGTAGCTCCCGGTAAAGACGGGGGTTTTCTTGGTGGAAGCGCTCGAAACGCTCCTCGGTCGTCATCTTTGGCATCGGCAGCCCTCGGCTTGGGGGTGGGAGTCTACTGCCGCTTTGCAGCGTCACCGGACTCGATGATCTTGGAGACGTGGCCCTCGGCCACCCGGGCGGCGTGCTGCGCATCCCGGCAGTTGCCTGTCAGGAAGCGCCGCTGGTTCTTCTGGGTCCGAAAGACCGCCACGGCCCACCCACCGGTGCTCTGCAGGTAGCAGACCGCAGCCAGGCCGGGCGGTCCGTTGCGGATGGGCTTCCAGTAGAGCAGGCGGCTGCCCGGGTGCTCGACCCAGGGCAGGACCGGGTCCTTCCCGAAGTCCAGCGGGCGACCCGTGACCACGGCCTCCTGCGCGGGCTCCGGTACGGGGCTGGGCTCGTCCCATGACGGGGTCCCAGTGTCGCGAAAGAAGTGCGCCGTGATCGGCGTGCGCGCCACGGCCTGGCGGCCCACCAGCACTGGGATCGGCGGTGACGCCTTGATGGTGTGGCTGATGTAGAGCTCACCGTCGTGACCAGCCACCGGCCAGACCGTCCGCACGATGGGGTCCATGAGCTGCAGCACGCGCTCGGTCATCCCGTTGACCTCGCCCTGGGTCAGGGCCACCGGGAGGCTCATCTGAACGCTCAGGTGCTCGTAGGCCATCCAGACTTCGCCGGTGTGGACCGCGTCCACGCCGTAGACCACTTTGATGCGGCTCTCCTTCGACCCAGAGCTGCTGAAGCGCATGACGCAGACATCGCTGTGGGGCGGGCGCTCGACGGTCTCGCCGCGCTGCGGGTAGACCCAGTTCTCGCGCTCGGCGCAGTGGGCGCGCGCGGCGGCGGCCCACGCCTCGAGGCGCAGGGTGTGCATGTCGCGGCCCAGCTCCAGCTGCAGGCCGTCCAGGTTCAGTTTGAGGTCGTTAGCCATCAGAGGGCTCCAGCGAGGTAGGCGAAGCCCAGGCCGGCGCACGCCAGCGCGGTCAGGACGACCCCACCAGCGGCGAGCCAGACCAGGACACGGCCCAGGTTGTAGGCAGCAGGTTGCTTGCTCATTTGGTCAGCTCCTCGACGTGGACGCGCTCGTCCGCAGGCCGCCAGCCATCATCCACGCAGGCGATGAACACGTTGTCGAGCAGCCCGGCCTCGACCAGGTCGCACAGCGCGCCGACGAAGGCATCACGGCGGCTCTCATGGTCGGAGGCCATGCCGCTCAGGTTCTCCAGGTCGTCCACCACCAGCGCGCGCCAGCCCGCGTCCTGCTCCATCATGCGGACCTGCATGGCGATCTTCAGGGCGCTGGCCACGATGGTCTGTTGGCTCCGGCTCGCGGTGGCAAACGGGATCTGCTCGTTGTGCCCGTCCCGCTCACGCTGCAGGAACACGCCGATGCCCTGGCTGGACCCGGAGCTGTCGGGCAGCAGCAGAAGCTCAGCCCCCAGAACCCGCTGGCACATACGGCTGGCGGGGTCCATCAGGGCCTCGATGGCCTCGCGGTAGAGCTGCTGTGCGAGCTCGCGTGTGCGGTCGCGCAGGGCGCGGGCGTCCGACCTGGTCTGACGGGCCATCTCCAGCTGGGCCTGGTGCTCCCTCGACGCGGCCTTTGCGTGGGCAGCATCCTCGAGCTTCTGCAGCCTGGTGACCAGCTGGGCCTTCTCAGCCTTCGCGCCGTCGATGGCTTCCGCCAGCATCTCAACGTCCACCATGTCGGCGAGCTGCGCCAGTTCTTGGCGGGCGCTCTCCAGTTCGCGGACGCGGTTGGCGTTCTCGCCCTCGATCCGCGCGCGCTGCTTCTCGTAGCTGGTGGCCGCGGCGCGGGTCCGCTCCAGGTTGCGCTCGGCCGTTCGCGTGCGCTTGGCGGCAGCGTTCAGACGCTCGTAGGCCCGGGTGCGGGCGTCGGCCACCTGACGGCCGACGCTGATCTCTGCATCCAGGTCCGCCCGGAGCGCGACCAGGTCGGGCTGGGTGCCCTCTGGCCGCTCCAGGGGCGGGAGGGCCTGCAGTTTGTCCTGGACGCCATCCAGGTCGCGCTGGGCATCTTCCAGGGCCCGTTGGGCGTCCTTCGTCCGACGTAGGACCTCCTGGTAGGCGCTGCGGGCCTGGCTGTTCGCTTCGAACGCCACCCGCTCGGCCTTCTTGGCGTCCGCGTGAGCAGCGCGCACAGCCTTGGTGGTCTGGGTGCTGGTGGTGATGGCGTCGATTTCGTCTACAACCTGGCTCCACACGATGGACCCGTTGTCGTCGTCGGGCGTGTACACGACCAGGTCCTCCATGTCGGCGAGCGACCGCACCAAGCGGTACAGCTCGGTCTCCAGCAGGTCGGCCTTCGACGCTGCCAGGGCCTTGCCCACCTCGGCGCGCGCGGCGTCCATTCCGCGGGTGGCCTGCCCCCAGGCGGCGTCGGCCTCCATGTAGCTCTCGTAGAGCTCGGCCTTTACCTGCCCAACATCCCGGGCTTGTCCGGTGGCTCGCTCGACACGCTCGAGCTGCTGCTGCTCGGCTCGCTTGAGCTGGGCACGCGCCTCGACGCCGGTGTTGTACGTGGTCCACGCACCAGCGGCGGCCTGGCCGGCGTTCAGTGCGTCCTGGGCCACACGCGCGCGCTGGCGGGCAGCCTCCAGCTGGATCTCGGCCTCCCCCAGGTTCGTGCGCAGGTCCTGGACCTCCTGGCGAAGCCCATCAACGGCCGCGTCCAGAGCGTCCAGGTCGTCAGACTGTCCGGACGGCATGGGGATCGGCCGCTCCAACTCGGCGATGCGACGCTCGAGGGCGGCCCGCCCCTCGGCCATGCCGGTGCCCTCGCCCAGCTTCTCGCGCAGCGCCCGGATGGACTCCTCGACGGCGTCGATCTTCGCCTGCAGCGCGGCGGGGGTGCCCACTACCTCGCCCCGCGCCGCCAGGTCCTGGAGCCCCTGCTCGACCGTCGCGGTCAGGCGCACAGCGTCCTGGTTGCTCCGCAGCCACAGGTTGTGCAGGTCGGTGTCGATGCGCTCCAGCGTGGCGGTCGCGGGAGCGTCCATCTGATCCCACCAGGTGCGCTTGTCCTGGAACAGGGCCGTCAGCGGCCCCAGCACCTCGGTGCGCTGCAGCAGCGCGTGAAGCGCGCCGGTGTTGACGGCCTCGTCGGGCAGCAGCCCCCGGATCTCGTTGAACTTCTTGGCAGGCGACAGGTTGAGCCAGTCGCCGATTCGGAAGCGCGACGGCGGGCCGCCGATGCGCCCGCACTCCGCGTTGAAGGCGGCCAGGCCGAGTTTGCGCCCGTTGAGCCGGCCCGTGTGCTTCCCGCGCACCAGCGCCCGGTCCAGGATGGACAGGCGACCGTCGTGGGCGAACGTGGCGGTGACGCTAAAGTCGTAGTCGGGCGATGTGCCCAGGACAGGCCAGTTGCTGCCCCGGGGCCCGACCAGGGCGAGCCCAGCCAGCCCCAGCAACGAGGACTTGCCGGCCTCGTTGGGGCCGACCGCCAGCATTACGCGCTGGCCCAGTTCGATCTCGTAGCTGAGCGCGTTGTGGATGTGGCGCGCTCTGATGGTGGTGAGGTGCATTTCATGCCTCCGGCGGTACACGGCTGTGCGTAGTGCTACTGTAAGCTGAGGGTGAAGTCAAACGTGGGTCCAACTCTTGCGTTGGAGTATTCTGGAGATGGTGTTGCGCTGGACCCCGAAGCGCTTGGCGAGCGCAGCGTGGCGCTGGTCGCCCAGGCGGCGAATCTCGGCCACATCCTCCTCGGTGAGTTTGGACTGGGGATGCTGCGAGCCGCGGCAGTGAGTGCCGTGGCGGACCCGGTCCGCCTGGTTCTCGCGGGGCGTGCCGTAGCAGAGGTTGGCCAGCTGGTTGTTGGCTGGGTTGCCGTCCAGGTGGCGGACCTGTTGGCCGTCTGGGCGCTCGCCTTCGTGGGCGAGCAGCACGAGGTGATGAACGTAGCGTGGGCTACGAACGCCGCCCTTGCTTAGGCTCACCAGAACCGGGGCTTGCCACCCGCAGCCAACGCCGCATCAAAGGACCCAGACCAGCCCATCTACTTGGCCGCCGGAAGTATAAACGTGAGTCTCCGGATCCTTGTGGTGGACATGTCGTAGGGCTTATTGCTGGGGTTGGGGTCGTGAAGGCACTTAACCTCGACCCATCCTCCAGTCTGAAGAACGAATCCAACCACAATGGCGTGCCATTGCCCAGGATACCGCTGAGATGGGACGCTTGCCAGGGCGAGTGAACCCTGAGCGTGGTCATATTGGACCAAGACTCGCGCATCCCAATTGACGCCACCATAGCCGGGGGGCTCGGCTTTGAGGTGGCTGTCCCTCAACGTCACCCCGCAGAGACCAAGAACACGTAGGAACTCGGCGAATTCACCCGGCTCGCCCACACTCTCTGGGACAGAGTCAAGTGCAAGCCCCAGCGCCGACGCAACTGCTGCGCGGTAGCAGTCTCCCCGCTGTGGGTCTACCACCCGTTGCATCACCCAACGTGAAGCCATGAGGTAACCGTCACCGTTGGTGGTTGCCCGTAGAGCCCGCCCACGGACACGCTGAGTGCTTCCGTCGGTGCGCTGCACGGTGCGCTCCAAGGAATGAACGACACCGTCCGTGCTGACCTCGTACAACCCCTCATACTCGGGGATGGCGCGACGCGAACTCATTGCGGCGCGCTTGAGCGCTTCGGTGACCTCGGGATGGGGCGTGTAGATGGTGACGCGCGTCCCGAAGGCGTCGGCCCACTGGTTGGCGCGCTGGCGGGTGACACCCAGCTCAGTCGCCAGCGAGGCTGCAGAGCGTCCTTCCTCGAGCCCCCGGATGAACGCGGCAGCCCGCGCTGCCCCGTAGGTCTTCACCATGTTGTCGATCATGCGTTCGCGGGTGGATCTGGGCATCAGTCCTCCTGAAGGCTGGAGAGAAGGGCGGCCAGGTCGTCTTCCGACAGGTCCGCGGGGTAGCCGGGGGGGATGGCCGCCCGAAGCCGGGAGGCGGGCAGCCTGATCATCAGCGCATCGATCTGCTCGATCAGGGCGTTCTTGCGCAGCATCTCCTGCTCCTCTGGGGTCGTGATCGGCGCGGCCGTCTCGGGCTCCACGTCCGTGAGCTCGACTTGCTCCTGCAGTTCGACGTGTTCCACGTCCGCAGGCGGGGCCTCGCCTGCGACCAGGGCCTGGACCAGCCGCTGCCACGCAGTCATCGCCGCGGCGTCGCCCGTCCACCCCACCATCGGGACCAGGGCGTGCCCGTTGCGGTCGATGGCGACGTTGGACACCCCAGCGAACGCCGGGTGAGCGCGCAGCGCGTTGCGCCGGGCGTAGGTGCTGGCCCAACGGATGGCGTCGGCGTTGGTGCGTGCGTACCGGGTGAAGCACCGACGCACTGCTGCATGGCTGAGCTGGCAGACGTACCCAACGCCCCCTGCCAGCGGGATGTAGCGCCAGCCGGGTTGCCGGCGTAGGTCGTCCTCGCTCACCATCTGAACGGCCGCGCTCTCGGCGTGGATCGCGGACTCGCTGAGCTCCTGCAGGGCGGCGCGCAGCTCGACCATCGGCTGGTACTCCAGGGTGTAGTCCAGGACCGCAGGGGCACCCGTCATGGGGCTCATTCCGATGACCCGCACAGCCATGACGACCAGTTCCACCTCACCCAGGCGTCCGTCGCCGCGGCGCAGCCGCACCCGGTGGGGGTTGGGCACCTCTTCGCCGTCGTAGGCGACCCGTTTAGGCATGACCACGGTGCAGCCAGCGGTCCCGTTCAGGCGGTCGTAGGCCGCGGCCTTGAGGAACGCTCGGTGTGGGCTGGGCTCCACCTCTTCGACCCACTCGTTGCCGTTGTGGACGCGCTTGGTGCGCTGGTACAGCGTGCCGTCGTGCAGGCTCAGCGACACGCCGCGGATGACCTGCTCCAGCATCCCGTCTTCGCCGAAGGACCGGACGAACGCCTCAGCGGTCCCCAGGACCCGCACGTCCGCCTTGCGGTGCGCGATGGCGAGCTCGCACGCGCGGAACAGCGCCGCGCGCAGAGCGAAGTTGTCGTTCTGGGGCTCCGCAAACTCACCGATGTCACCCAGCGCCTCGAGGAGGGCCAGGGCCAGGGCCTCCGGGTCCTCCATGACCAGCTTGAGCCTCAAGTCGGAGGGAAGTCGGATGGCGGTCTTGTCCAGGATCAGGGGGCCGCTCATGGGCGGTGGCTGCCGATGCAGCTGTCCGCATCGGGCGTTGGGGGCCTCAAGTCGTCAAGGGACACGCGCTTTGCCCTTGGGGCTGGATCATCGAGCACCACGATGGGCGGGCCGTCCATCATGGCCATCGCGCGCGCGAACTTCGCGCGGAATGCCGCCTCGGCGTCGCATGGCTTGCCAGGATCCCACTCGCCGTCGGCGTAGAACGCCGCGGTGGCGGCCTCGCCCGTATGCGTGACGGCGGTGTCATCAGAAACCAGGCATGGCTTGCCAGGATCCCAGTCGCCGTCGTGGTCGCACTCGGCGTAGAACGCGGTTTCGGCCGCGGTGGCGGCCTCGGCGGCGTCGGCGGCGTCCACAACGCATTCCCACGACCCACGGGGCACATAGAGCACTCGGTACTTGGGCATCAGCTAATCCTCAACAGGTCCATGGGGTCCAGGTCTTCCAGCGTGGCCAGGGCGACCAGCGGGGGCACGCGCAGCGGTCGTTCGCCACGCACTACGAAGTACAGACTCATGCGGTGGTTCCCGAACCCGGCTTCGCTGCTCAGGTAGGTCTTCGTTCTTGCCGACGCCCGGACTGCGGCATCCAGGCGGGCCCGGACCTGGTCCAGGTAGCCGTCCACGAACTCGTCGAAGTCGTCGGGCCAGTAGCCGGGTGGGGCCGTGGCCATGTCCGCGTCGCCATAGAGCAGGTGCTCCAGCGTCGTGCCGTAGGCATGGGCCATCCGAACCACCAGATCCAACAGCAGGCGGTTGCGCCCGCTCTCGAGCTGGACCACGCTGGCGCGCGGACAGCCGAAGTCGGCCAGGTCCTGGAAGCTGAGGCCGCTGCGTTCTCGCTGCTCCCGCAAGCGCACGCGGACATCAGTGGGGTCGAGCTGCATAGGGTTCCTCCGTCGAGGCGTTCAGTGTCCCGAGTGTAAGCAAGTCAGTCGGCGGCGTCCACTGTCTCGCGGCCGAAGGTGATCCGCCACACGTAGCGGTGGCCCTTCTGGGTGATGCTGCGCAGCTCGATGACGCCCAGGGCGTCCATCCTGCGCAGGAAGTCGCGGGCCTCGGTGGACGAGCAGCCCCATACCTCGCCGAGGTAGCCGCCGAGGTGCTTGACCGTGATGGCCCGGCGCGGGGCGCGTGCGAACAGCCAGACCGCGGCCAGGTACTCCCAGGGCTCGCGCAGGTAGGCCAGCACGATGTAGGGGATGGCCACGGCCTCGCCCTGGTCGATGCTGTCCACGCTGACGGCCTGGGGCTCCGGCCACTCGCCGTAGCGCAAGCGTCGGATCTTGGCGCGCAGCTGGGCGTCCGTCTTCATCATTGGTCCCTGGGCGGCGCGACCAGGTCGCTGAAGCGTGTAGCGGGTCCGTTCCAGTGCAGCTTGATGGTGCCGGTGGGGCCTCCGCGCTGCTTGGCGATGATGACCTCGCAGACGCCCGGCTCCTCGGTGCTCGCGTTGTAGTACTCGTCCCGGTAGAGGAACAGGATGGCGTCGGCGTCCTGCTCGATGGCCCCGGAGTCGCGGAGGTCGGAGATCATCGGCCGCCTGTCGCCGCGCGTCTCGCACTTCCGGTTGAGCTGCGACAGGCACAGGACGCAGACGTTCATCTCCTTCGCGACGAGCTTGAGCATCCGGCTGACCATGCCCACCTTGGTCGATGTGTTCTCGGAGCCGCTGGGCAAGCTGAACAGCTGCAGGTAGTCCACCACCACCAGGGCCATCTGCCCCTTCAGCATCGCCTTCATCTTGCGGCACTTGGTGCGGAACGTGCCCATGCTCAGGTTGGGGTCGTCGTCGATGGCCATGATCAGGGTGTTGCCCAGCTCGGCGGTGACCTGGTCGAAGCGGTCGCGTAGGTGCTGCTCCTTCAGGCCGCTCATGATCGCGAGACCGGGCACCTTGCTGTTCTGGGCGACCATCCGCCCACCCAGGGCCTCAGACATCATCTCCAGGCTGAACACGCCGGCCCCGTGCATGTCGGGGTTGATCTCGGGCCGGGCCGCGGCATCTACGAGCTGCAGGGCGAACGCGGTCTTGCCCATCGCAGGCCGGGCCGCGAGGATGACCAGGGACGTAGGCCGGAGGGTGACCAGGTCCCGGTTGAGCTCCCACCAGTGAGACCGGATGCGGTTCTGCCGCTCCCAGTTGTCGCGGCCCCAGTTGTAGGTCTTGGCGAACAGCTGGGAGGCGTTCAGCATGGTGCCGCCCTGCTTCTCCCAGCCACGCAGGGCCATGAACCCGGCCTCGGCGGCGTCCAGGCTGGTGCTGATGTCCTCGTCGCCGCGGTGGGCAGCCTCGGTCAGGCTAGCCGCGAACGCCAGCACCCGACGGCGTGCGGCCTTCTCCCGGACCAGGTCCGCGTAGTAGTTCAGGTTCTCGCTGCTGGGCACCAGCTCAGGCAGCTGGGACACGTAGGCCAGGCCGCCGACCGCTTCCACGATGCCGCGGGCCATGATCTCGTCAACCAGGCCCAGCATCTCAGGGGGCTGGCCCTTGCGCGCCATGTGCAGCATCAGCTCGTGCAGCCGCTGGTGCCCCGCGACGTAGAAGTCCTCGCCGTCGAAGCCCTCAAGGCGGTCCAGGACCGGGCCCATGTTGTCGGCGGTCGCCATCAGCATGATGCCGCCCAGCCACGCGCGCTCTGCGTCCAGGGACTGGGGGAAGGTGCGCTCGTCGCTCATGCGTCACTCCGGTGCTGCGCGTAGACGCCCAGCCAGGTCTTCTTGAGGAACTTGGGGTCGTCGCCCGCATAGGACTGCTGGGCGATGGCGCGGCTTGCAGAGACAAGGGCTTCGGCGTCCTCTCGGCCAACGAAGTCCGCGTCTGTGATGCGGTGGGTGCGGCCCTTGCTCAAGGCGCGCAGGGTCAGGGCGAACGCCTCGGCCATCTTGGCCTTCTGTTCGCTGCTCAGGCCGCTGGGGGTGAGCTCAGCGCGCGTGCTGCCGTTGGTGCGCCAGTCGAGCGCGGCCTGGATGTTGCGCTCCAGCTTCGTCGGCCGCAGCACGCCGTCGATGGGATCCGCGGTGCCGCGGTAGCCCTGGGCCTCCATCGCGGGGGCGTAGAACACCCACTCGGCCAGGATGACGAACACGTTGACCGGGTCGAGCTCGCGGCCTGTGGTCTTGGCGAAGCGCTGGGTCTTGCCGATCGCCCGGGTCACGCGCTGGCGGAAGGCGTCGCCACGGCCCCAGGTGGCCCCCACCTTCTTGCCCAGGACCTCCTTCGCCAGCTTCGGGTAGACCTTCTGCAGCTCAGCGACGCAGTCGTCCACCAGCCGCGCACGCGCATCGGCGCTGGGCGCGTCGCCAGCGCCGCCTTGGTCGTCGAGCTGCTGCTCCAGAGCGGCGAGCTTGCGCTCCAGGGCGGCCACGCGCCGCTTGGCGGCCTGGACCACCGGGGTGTCCTCCTGGCGGCGGTGCAGGGAGTCCTTCCACCGGCCCTCGTTGGCCATCATCGACCTGGTGCGCCGCTCGCCCCAGCTCCAGTCAGCCATCAGCCGGCGGTAGCCAGGTGGCTTCGGCAAGTGCTCGCCGTCGGCTGCCGCTCGCCTGACCTCGTCCCAGTAGCGGAGGTCGGTGATCACGTCTGACTCGTGCCATGGAACCCGCAGCGCCAGCAGCCAGTGCCGCTTGGCTGGCCAATGCTTCCAGTCGATGGTGCCCCATGGCTTCATGTTGAGGCGGTCCTCTGCATGGGCTAAACTCCGAGCCTGCCGGGCCTTTCGGGTCCGATGAGACGGCTCGCATGCTTCACACGCGGGCCGTCGGTGTGTTTGGGGTTCTACTTCGGAAGATCCCCAGCTGTCAAACTCTGGCCCCCTGGGGGGCCTTTAGGGGGGTTCTAGATGTCTATGTAGATGTTCTACTACGCGCGTGTCGGACGGTAGTGCGGACGGTAGTGCGGCAGAGGTGCGGACATAAGTGCAGACATTTTTCGGCCAAGTAGCCGTAATCACTCAGGGTGGGTGCCGACAGACTGCGGACGAAAGTGCCGACACCCCGCGGACGGTAGTGCGGACATTTGGGGGTCGAGTACAGGCCGCGGGCTTCGCGTCGTGGTGTTGGCGTGCTACACCTGGGGGGTCCTGGAGACACGCCGTGCCGACTACCCACGCCGATGACGTGCGGGCCTACATCGCGACCATCGCCAAGGGCCAGCTGGATGCTGGCGAGCCCTTGAACGTGACCTACGCCGAGGGCCCGCGTGGCGAGGCCCTGTTCTACTTGGAGTGCGCCGACTCCGTGAAGGGCTACCTGCTCGGCCGCGGGGGCAAGACCATCGACGCCATCCGCCGCTTGGCGCGTGGCATGGCCAGGGCTGTGGGCTGGGACGCGAAGCTGGATGTCAAAATCGACGGCCGGTAGGCTTCCGCCCCCTGAGCGGCGGATCTGGGAGGAGCGCACACCGGTGCCTGAGCCTCCACGTCGGCGTCGGCGTCAGATGCGCTACAGCACCGACGACGTGGCCGATGCTCTGGGCGTGCCACGGTCTACGCTCAATGGCCGGCTGAAACGTGCGGGTGTCCGGGCCTCCGACTTCGTTGGCGTCGTGGACTACATCGTCCGCGACCGCGTCCGCACAGCGGAAGCCAGGATGCTGGCCCTGTTGATGGAGGTTGACCATGAGGTCATGCGCGCGGATCGGCTGGTTGTCCGGGTCCGCGACGTGATCCGCCGACTGGTCGCGCGGGGCGAACTCCAGCTGACGCGCGAGGAGCAGCAGCTGATGCGGGTGCCAGGCGTGGCCTACTGGCGGCACGACGAGGATGTCGTGCGCGAGCGCATCGAGCCACAGAACCGGCTTTGGTGGCGTCGGGCCGAGGGCTGGGTCGGGCCGTACCTGGTGATCGGGCCAGGCCGCACTGGCCGCACGGTCCTCGAGCGCCCGGACGGCGTGCGGTTCCGAATCCGCACGCGCAGACTGGGACCTGAGAGCGGCTGGCACACCTACAGCGAGCGGATCGCCCGGGACTGGATCGACGTGTACGGATCCCGCGTCCACGCGGAGCTGGCGCGGCTTGAGGGCCAGGACCCTGTGAGCTTTCAGCAGCTGGTGGAGGACATCCTCCCGGATGCCGTGGTAGACCCCACGCAACCTGTGAAGAGGTTTCCACATGGCAGAGCATCCCGCGACGAAGGCCGCGATGGCCTACGTGCGCCAGACCGGTCTACCCATCCCGACGCAGGCCCCGGGGCCTGAACCCCACTGGCCCGCCAACATGGCGGACCTGGTGGACCAGGAGCTCAGCCACCAGCTCGGTTGGTATGCGGCTCAGGTCGCTTACGCCGGCTACCAGGTGGCGCTCGCCGACGTTGAGCGCACGTCCTACGAGGCCGAGGTCAAGGTCAACAGCACCCGGTGCTTCCTGCAGGCGACCGGCAACGTCACTGAGCGACGGGAGGCGGCCAAAGGAAACCCCGCCGTCATAGCGGCCGGCGAGCGGCTGGATGTCCACACCGCGCGCTACAAGCTGCTCAGCGCCATCTTCAGCGGCTACGAGGCACGCTACAAGGCGCTCAGTCGCGAGCTGACCCGTCGCGACCAGTCGCTGCGCCGAGGGACTTGACGGCCCTGAGCGCGTCGCTTACGCTCGCACCATCGAACGCCTCGACGGAGGAAACATGCCTACGATCAACCGCTTCACCGCGGACAACGACTTCATCTTCGGTGACGGGGTCAAGCTCTACGCTCGGACACCGGCCGCCTGGTTCGGTTGGTTCAGCCGCCACCTGAAGCACCTGGTCAGCACGGGAGAGACCCCGCCCAGCTGGTGGCCCATCTCGCCCGGCACCTTCGGCGGGGAGGTGCAGGTCCTGCGTCGGATCGACGAGCTGATGGATGCTCTCCGCGAGCAGGACGATGAGGTCGTCCATCACCTGGATGGCCAGGGGCGGCGCTGGTCTCGCTCGGCAACCGGCCCCGGCGCGCTGCGCATGGGCATGTGGACTGTGACTATGGCGTGGACCCTGACGGATGCCGTACTTGGCCCGCTGCTCGCGGCAGGCGGCGGCGGCCTGCGGGCCAGCTGGGTCCTGCATTGGCGCGTCCGCATGACGTTCACCCGGCCCAAGCTCGAGGAGCGGGACGGCTGGACGCGCCGGAGCACCGAGAAGGTGGTGCTGGACCTGAACTTCGGCCCGCAGCAGCACTACCCCATCGAGGTCCTACCGGCTGACCTGACCTGGGACTGGGTGCCGGCGGCCTCGCTGAACTCGGACGTGGCCGAGTTGATTGAGGTCATCGCGTTGGGCGACCACTACGACTTTGAGCACGTCGTGATGGACGACGCCGTGGTCCTGCGGGTGACGGTGACCGACCGGGGAAAGGACGCGAAGACCAGCGGGGGCCCGGACGCCTGGGAGATCGGCGACGAGCCCGACTTCGTCGTGCGGGCCTATCTGGCCGATGCGGTCTGCGAACCGATCAGCCTTGGCCAGGTGGCCAGCGAAGCGCTCGCTGAGCGCTACGAAGACGAGCTCGCGGACGCCGTCGCATCATGGCTCGAGGAGAACCCAGTCGATGAGCGGTGACTTGGACTGGTACGAGCGCATCGAGGAGACAACGGGGGCTCTGCCCCCGCGGTTCCTGAGCGCGCGCGCCATGAAGGCGCTGCCCGAGTACACGCAGACGATGCCCACCATGTCCCCGGACACCTGGCCCCCTGGGCGCAGTTGGCGGCGCAACGCAGCTGAGCCGAAAATGCTGGCCCTGTTCCAGGGCGGCGCGGAGACGCAGGAGCGCATGGACTGGGCGCGGCACTTCCCGATCTGGGTGCTGTGCGAGGTCATCAGCTGGAGCCCCAACCAGCTGGTGGCCGAGCTGCGCTGGACGCGCTGGGTCGAACCACGCCAGACCAGGAGCCACCAGTGAGCCAGGACCTGCACCTCAAGCCGTACCAGGGGGACCTGGGCCCGTGGCCCGAGTTCACGATCTCGGCGTCGGCCGTCAAGCAGCTCGGCATCTGCACGCGGGCTGTGTTCTTCAAGCGGTACGCGGCCTGGGGTGGCTGGGATGCGCCCTCGGACAGCTGGCGTCGGCGGGCCTACGTCGAGTCCAAGGTGCGGGGTCTGGCCGCCTTCATCGGCCTCGAGGTCCACGCGGCGGCTTCCAAGGCGCTGCGCGACGCCGCCAACGGCTACCGGCCCGCCCCGGTCGAGACGCAGGTGGAGCGCGCTCTGCGCGGCTTGGACCTGGCCGTCCACAACACCGAGGCCCGCCTGTGGCAGGGCAACCCCAAGAAGTGCCCGCCGCTCGCAGAGATCTACTACAACGACCCGGACACCCCGGAGAAGCTGGAGAAGGCACGCGCGCGCCTTCGGACCCTGATCGAGGCTGTCAACGGCCAGGTCGCGGCGCTGACGGCGTCGATCATCGACAAGCGCATCATCCTGCTCAGCAACGAGCAGCGGTTTCGGCGTGAGCTCACCATGCCCGGCGTGGGCAAGGTCGTGGTCTGGGTGTCCGCCGACGCTGTCCTGCACCGGGTGGCGAAGCCGCACAACCGGCTGCGCATCATCGACTGGAAAACCTCGCCGCTGGAGCGCTACGACGCGGACAAGGCCGCGGCCATCATCAAGGCCGACAAGGCCCAGGTGGACCTGTACGCCCTCTGGGCTGGCGCTCACTACGGGTGCCCGCCTGAGTCCATGGACATGGCGCTGCACTACGTCGGCCAGTACAAGCAGCGCCCTGATGGCTCCGGGCCGTGGCCCTGGATCGAAGTGGCCCAACCCACCAAGGCCAGCCGCCAGCGCGCGTGGGACAAGCTGCAGAAGGACGCGGGGCGTCTCGCCGCGCTGATCGTCGATGGCGACACCACCCGCAACGAACCCTTGCCGGCCTCGGCCTTCCCTCCGTTGGATGAGGGAGCCCGCGCCTGCACGACCTGCGATTTCCGCGGCCTCTGTGGCCGTGGTTGAAAGCCGCCGTGTCCGCACTTGTGTCCGCGGAATGTCCGCACTTGTGTCCGCAGTCTGTCTGCACCCACCCTGAGTGATTCCGGCTACTTGGCCGAAAAATGTCTGCACTTATGTCCGCACTTCTGCCGCACTACCGTCCGCACTACCGTCCGCACTGTCGGCGGTCCCTGACCCCTTGGAGATCCCCATGAACAAGCAGCTGATCGAAGCCCTCAAGGCACTGGCCGCGGAGCTCGGCGTCGCGTTCCACGACGTGCGGGGCCACCTGCCGGTCCACGCGACCCGCAAGTACGGCCAACGCCGCAACAAGCCCCGCGGGGCCTGCTACCACCACCAGGCCGCGACCCCGACGCGCACGTCTGTCCAAACAGGCCGCGACCATGAGCATGAGCGGAACGAGTGGTGGCAGGCCGTGCAGCGCATCGCGCGCTACCACTGCGGCCCGGACAGTCACCTGAAGGACGGCGGGGCCCCGGGCATCGCCTACTGGCTGGTCGTGGACCCGGAAGGCGGCATCTGGTTGTGCTGGGACTGGGACGTGCGGACGTGGTCGCAGGGCGACCGGTACACGCGCGGCGACGAGAACAGCGACTACCTGGGCGTGCTCTTCATGGGCAACTTCGCCAGCGAACACAACCCCGAGGGGGTCGAGCCGACGGTGTCGCAGCTCGAGGTCGCCATCGGGCTCTGGGTGCGGGCCATCGAGCCGGTGCTGGCGGCTGCCCAGGACCGCGCGCCGCGCCTGGCCGCGCACCACCACTTCGGCAAGCCGGCCTGCCCGGGGGGGACGCTGTCCGCCATCGTGCGCGCGCTCAACGCGCACACCCAGCTCGGCATCGCCAAGGCCGTGATCAGCTTGGAAACCTGGCGGCAGCGCCAGATCGGCCTGAACTCCCTGGGCTACGAGCTCACGGTCGATGGCACGTTCGGGCCCAAGACCAGGGCCGCGCTGGTGAACTTCCAGCGCAAGCAGGGCCTGGCCGCCGACGGCCGCTGGGGTGCCAACACGCGGGAGGCCATGCTGCGGGCCCTGGGGGAGGCGTGAACCCACGCATGTCCGCAGAGGCAAGCGAGCTCCGAGACCAGCAGGATGGCGGCGGCGGGGTTGGCTGACCTACCGTTTGCGTTTCTGGTGTCGTGCACAGCGTGGTCTATGACCGCGATCCCAACTGGACTTGAGTACTGCGCCATCCTATAGATGATGCGGTTAGTTCTAACGAGGAGCCACCAATGGCGCGTCGCACTCGATGGACAGATGAATTGGTTGAGGAGAGAGTGCGGCGGGTAGTCGCCTCTCTCGGGCTTCAGCGAATGCCCACTCGGAATGAGATTCTTCAATGCGGCGACGGCCCGTTAACCTCCAAGATTTCGCGAACCCTTGGTTTCGATGGGTGGGCTGACAAACTCGGCCTGGCTCGCGCGATGCACGACTCCCGTCGCGGGTGGGAGTGGGAGGTGTGGTTCGCCGAAATGGCTGAGTCGCGGGGGCATAATGTCATCCGTGCAGAGCGGCGTAACTCCCCGTGGGACCTGAGAATCAACGGCCGAACGGTCGACGTGAAGATGGCGACAGGCCGTGACTATGGTCACGGAATGCAGTGGACATGGCGTATCGCCACAAAGCACCGGTGTGAGGTGTACGTGTTCATCGCGATCGAGGCAGGAAAGCCGCCAAGGATCTACATCGCGCCGGATGCGCTCGTCCCAAAGACATGCGCCTCACTTTTGCGAGAGCGCCCAGGTTGGCGCAACGCTTGGCACCATTTGGGGGAACCATGACCAAGACTGATCGCCGTCTGGGGAGCGCTGCTCGATGGAGACCTTGAGGGCGACCTCCTCGCCCGGGTTGTTCTGATGGGGTGGGTTCGGCTCCAGATCGCGCCTGGCATGAACATGGATGTACAGGTTCGCCTGCGCCCGCTGCTGGTTGAGCCCCTGGGGTCCGCCAAGCTGATCCGCGCGCGGGGCTGGGGCTGGGCGCGCGCCACGCGCTGGTGGCTCACGCGCTCGGTCCTCATGCTGTGGGCCCGCGTCGGCTGGCATCGCGAGAGCCCCTACGCCATCGCGCACCGGGGCGCGCAGGCGGCCCTGGCGCGCTTCTGGGAGGGCGTGGGGGCCCTGCCGCCGGAGGGAGACACCTCAGACCAGACGGCCACCAACCTGCTGTTCTACGCCACTGCGGAGGGGCTGGTCGTCGTCGGCGAGTACCTGCGCATCAACTACCGCCCAGCGGAGCGGGTGAAGCATGCCCGCTTGGTCCTCCGTCACTTCACCAGCGAGCTCGAGGTCGGGCTCCAGGAGATTGCACCATGAACCAACCCACCGTAGACGCTGACGCGCCAGCGCCCTCCTACCCGCGGTGCGAGGGCACCCACCCAGTAGACGGCCGGCGCTGCTGGTTGAAGCCGGGACACAAGCGCCCGCACCTGGTGCAGGCCACCGCCGGTGACCCCGTGAGGTCGGCCCGGGGCATCCGCCGCGCGCGGCCCGACGTGCCCGCCATCGACATCGCCCGCGAGCTTCTGGAGCTGACGAAATGAGCCGCAACCCCATCAAGAAGAGGAACGCCGATGTCTGACCCTGACCACGCCCACAGAAGCATGAGCCGCCCCGTCGTCATCGGTGTTGACCCGTCCACCACCTGGGTGGGGTGGGCCCTGGCAGTCGAGCAGGTCCCCGTGGCGGCAGGGGCGGAGTTAAGGGACATGGACAAGCTGGTGGTGGCGATCCGCCAAGCCCTTGAAATTGAAGCGCTCGACAAGTCGCCGGATCTTGCAAACCCGGCGTTCGTGATCGCAATCGAGCAGCACACGTTCACCATGGCGCGCGGCAACGACGGGCTAATAGCCTGGCGGCTGGGCTGGTCCGCTGCTCAGGCGTCGCTGCGCATCGAGCTGATGCTGCGGGAGGTCTACGGCCCGGACGTCGTGGTCGAGGTCCGCAAGGCGGGCGTGTCCAGCTGGCGCAGCCGCTTCCTGCAGACCGCCAACGCCCACGGCCTGGACTACCGCAAGCCGACCAAGAAGGGGGCCATGCGGATGCTGATGCCGGGCCCCTTCGTGCCGGCCGACAAGGTCGAGGTAGACAGCCGCGCAGGACTGGCCGTCATCATCCGCTACGTGAAGTGCGGGCACACCTACAAGTGCCGTGACCTGGCCCACTTGCGTCGCCGTCCCAACTGGTGCCCGACCTGTACGGGGAACTACAAGCCGCAGCACGCGGTCGGGATCGTGTGGAAGCGCATGGCCTACGACGGGTGCGAAGCGCTCTGGCCTGGTCTGCTGGTCCCCGTCCTCGAGCGCGCGCAAGGCCGGGCCCGGAAGGGCAAGCTGCACGCAGCGGAGTACAGTGGGGTCGCCGACGCAGCCGAAGCCGTGTGGATTGCCCATTGGGGAGCGACGAGCCGATGACGACCGACAAACAGAGGGGGCCAGCGTGATGCTCCTACGCCTGACCCGGGACAACGTCCGAGGCGCAGCCATGCCGCGGAACCGCGAGCTGATGCTGAGCGACCTGGTGCCCTGCCGCGAGCTTGTGACGGTCCCGACCGTGGTCGCGTTCATGTCCGGGGGCCGCGGGCACCCCAGGCTGCTCAAGGGCACGCTCGAGGACATGCGCCTGGCTGAGACCGAGGTCTGGATCCGCAAGGTCCCTGGCAAGCGCGAATGGGAGATCAAGGCCGTGGGGCGCATCGACGAATCGGTGGCGTCCAGGCTGGTCATGCTGCAGGCGGCCGTCGATCGCGCGGTCGGGAAGGCGGGCTGGTGACGGCCATCGCCACGTAGAAAAGCCGACGCCACCCGAATTGGCAGCGCCGGCCCTCTGGTTAGTCTCAACCGCTGGGATGCTACCGCAGCAGCGCCGGGCTCACAGCGCCGGATCCAGGAGCGGCCCGCACTGGATGCTGGGCAGGACCACGCCCACGCTGCCGTCGGCGTAGATGGGTTGTCCGCCCGTACACCAGACGCCGGAACTGAACCCCGGCTCCGCGTGGTGGGCGAAGAGGACAACGCACTCGTTGGTGGCCACGGCCCACGGGGTCTGGCTGCCGTCGGCGGCGGGCCACCACTCGGTGCTGTCGAGCAGTAGCCGGGCCCGGGAGACCGGCCCAACGTGCGCGGCGCAGTCGCCGGTGTCCGTCGCGGCGTAGCCGGTGCGGTAGATGGCCCCCCAGCCGGTGCCGGTGGGCGTCTGCGGCATCTCCAGCGTGACGGTGAGGTCGTCGGCGTCCGGGACGCTGTAGGGCTCGCTGCAGGCCACCAGGGCGGAAGCGAGGGAGAGGGCGAGGGCAAGGTGTCGCATGGTGTCTCCGTCGAGCTCGTTGTAGCAGCCGGTGCTGCCCATGGACAGTAGCCTCAGCTGTAGTTGTGGTCCAGGTCTGCCAGCACGGGCGCGGCCGTCTTCACGGCGCTCATGCGCGCAGCCGCCAGTGTGGTGGTGGTCCCGGCGTTGGTGTCGTCCCACGCGCTGTAGATGGTCACGGTGCCGTCCACGTTGAGCAGCACGACCGGTAGGGCCTCCATGCTGTTGCCGCCGCTGTCGATCTCCACCAGGTCCTCGGCCAGCCCGTAGTCCAGGCGGCCGACCAGTGACCCGTCGGTGTCGCGGGTCTCGGTGATGCTGACGTGGAACACGGTCAGCCAGCTGTCGTTGGACAGGGTCTCCTTTGCGCCTGCCACGATGGCCAGGTTGCCCTGCGCATCGCCGATGATGCTGGGGTCCAGGTGAACGTCGGTGGCGATGCCGAAATCGGCGTAGGACAAGCCGCCCAGGATGGTCAGGCCGGTCGCGCTGCCCAGGGCGGTGATGCCGTCGGCGTCGCTGCCGAGTCCCCAGAAAATGCTCAGGCCGTTGAACGCGCCCTCGCAGACCAGGACCAGCAGGTTGCCGCCCGGAGCCACCCAAAGCGCGGGATCCACGTTGCCGTCGGTGGTGACCAGGGCGTATCCAGCGTCGCCGTTGACGACGAAGTTGTCGCCGTAGTCGTCGCTGTAGAAGCTCACGATGGTGTTGGTGCCGGCGCTGTTGTCGAAGTAGCTGCAGGCCACGACCAGCCGCCCGTTGGGCAGGAACACGGCGCAGGGGTCGTTGGCGGTGTCCAGCGCGTCCACGTTGGTGGGGTCGAACTTCTTGGCCCCCGCGCCCCAGGTCGCGCCGCTGTCGGTGCTGATCGACATCCAGATCGCGTTGGCGCTGACGTAGAACATCAGCATCTCGAGCTCTCCGCTGGTCGCGTCGCGTCGCGGAGACCTCACCACGCACGGGGCCGTGCCCCCGCCGAAGCTGGCCGGCGCGGTGAGCTGGCCCCGGTTGCGGTTCACCTCCGCGCTGTAGATGGTGCCCCCGCGGTCCCACACCAGGGCGTGGGCCCCGTCCTGGTTCAAGGCCGCCGCGGACTGGCCCATGGTGCCAGCGCCGGTCGTGTAGAGCTCGTCGATGTCGGGCTGGATGGTCCAGCTGGCACCAGACGCCTTGGTCTGCAGGCGGAAGCGGTGCGCGAGCATGAGGCCCTGCTGGCCCTCCGACGGGACCATGGGCCGCCACACGTTCTGGAGACGGCGGTCGATGATCTGCACGTCGGCGCTGCTGCCGGTGTCATACATCACGTCCGCCAGGACCAGGTCACCGGCCGCGGGGGTCCGGGTCCGGGTGACCAGTTCGAACTCGACGACCGGGCGCAGGTGGATCTCGGCGGCGCTGGGGGTGGCGGCAAAGAAGCTGCCGATCACCTTGTAGGGCACGCCGGTCTCGGTGGTTCCCAGGGCGTTGCTGGTCATCGTGGCGTTGGTGTCGTCGGTGATGGTGTCCAGCTGGTAGTCGCCATCGTTGCCGTTGGCGCTGTCCGCGGCCTCGACCCGGATCTTGGTGCCCAGCCCGCCGTTGTCCCCGCCGCTCGTCGCCCCGCTGTGTCGGGTCAGCCGGGTGTCTGTGCCGGCCAGGGCCGCGCTGCCGGTCGTGAAGTCGATGGTGCCGCGCGCGTACTCGGACAGCTTGATGCGGCAGACCAGCGTGTACCAGACCGCGTCGTCGGGCACCGCCGGCAGGTTGCTCTCAAACTCCGCGGGATCCCACACGGCCGCGCTGCCGTCTTCGTCCACCAGCATCTGGGGCACGGTCGCGCCCAGGAACGCCACGGTGCCGCTCCCGTCGTCCTCGAGCGCCCAGCGCCCACCCAGTCGGCCACCGGGTTCCACGTCGCACACCAGGCCCGTGGTGCGGCTACCAGCCAGCCGGGCGGCCTTGACCTCGTCGTCGTTGAAGGACTGCAGCCAGGCGAGCTCGTCGAAGCCGATGCGAAGCGAATCGATGTACTTGACGCCAGGGGAGTCGGACATGGGGCCCTCTCAGGAAGTAGCGAGCGTCTTGCGTACCACGTCGCCAGACACCCAGGTTGCGACGGTCTGCTCTACGTCGAGTTGGGTGCTGCTGACCACCTGGGTGACGGTGACGTTCTCGTAGGTGGTGTTCGCGGCGTTGCGCACGGTGACGCCGTCGCCGACTTCGAAGCCGGTGGTGTCCTTCACGGTCAGGCGCGTGTCGCTGCCGACGACGGAGCTGCTGCCCGTCATGTAGGAGACCAGGCCCACTTCGTACTGCAGCTCCAGCGTGGACAGGGGCACCAGGTGCATCGCGACCCAGTCGGCCAGCTGCTGGTAGGTGAAGCTCTCCAGGCCGGTGATCGGGAACTCGACGTAGATCCGCGCCAGGGAGCCCTGCACGTTCAGGAACACGGGCGTGACCGTGGGAAAGCTGACGTTCAGGAACCACCCCAGCTGGTCGGTCTCCTGGACCACGTCCACTTCGTCGTTCTCGCAGGCCATGCGCTTGAGCTCGGCCAGGATGCCGGCCTCGGTGCCGCGCAGGCCCATGACGCCCGCCCGGTTGTTCTGCACCAGCTCCATCTCGTCGGAGCGCTCACAGCCCCCACTGGGCACGTTGTGCTGCCCCAGCCAGCGCAGCAGCAGCGTGCGGGTGGCCAGGTCCGCGCGCCACGTCTCGATCTTGATGTCGCGCAGCTCGACCAGCCCGTTGGCGACCGTTGCCGGCGTCTGGATGCGGATCCGGGTCGTAGAGCTCGACTTGCTCAGCGCGGAGTAGGCCACGCGGTCCACGATGGCCCCGTCCACGATCAGCAGCAGGGTGTCGGGCCGCAGGCACACCAGGCTGACGCGGTGCTCGCTGAACGGGTTGACCGGCCAGGTCTCGCCCAGCGGGACCACGGGCACGGCCCCGGACGGGTCGATGCCGTCGTCGTCGATGACCCACGCCCACTGATCGGTGCCCAGGCCGCCAGCCTCGTACAGGGTAGCGCCAGGGCGCTTGTCCTCGGTGTCCATGCGCACGATCAGCAACCGGCCCGCGTTGTCCGGGGTCGGGGAGGGCCGGCGCACGCGCACGGTGAAGCTGCAGGCCATCCCGCCCTGGTCGATGAAGTCCACGTCGGGCGTGGCCTCGATGCGGGCCGTGGTGCCGTCCAGGCGCACCCACTCGCGCACGATGGACACCGTGCCGCTCTCTGTGAAGCGGTCGTCCTCGTCGCTGGGCAGGACCTCGCCGTGGGCCTCGAGCGCGTCCTCCAGGGGCAGGCGCAGGGCGTTGCGCTGGTCCTGGTAGGAGGTCATGCCGTCCAGGCCGGCTTCGAACAGCCCCAGCATCGACCGGATGACGGCCCGGTGCCGGGCGTTCAGGCGCTGCTGGACCAGCGCGGGCAGGTTCAGGACCACGCGCTGATAGCGGAAGTCGTGCGGCAGCGTGGTGTTGATGCTCAGCTCGAGGGCGTCCACGCGCGCCGCCGACGCGGTCGTGCAACCGAACCACCCAACGCCGGCCGTCGATGTGAGCGCCGTCGATGCCTCGCCCCGGGCATAGGCCAGCTGGGAGATCAGCTGTCCGTTGACCCACAGCTCAAACACGCTGCGCGCGCGCTTAAACAGGTAGATGACGGCGTCGGCCAGGTACGGCCAGGTCAGGCTGATGGTCTTGATGGTGGTGCCGGAGCTGTCCACCCACTCAAAGGCCCCGGTCTGCTTGTCCAGCCGCACGGCCGCGTAGCGCTCACGGTCGTCCATGTGGACCACCAGCCGCCCGCTGGCCTCGGTCAGGACCTGGACCTGGAACTGCAGATAGAAGCTGTCCCGGCCGCGCTTGACCCCGCTGGTGGCCTCGCTGGGCACCAGGGGCCGGCTGTAGTGCTGGTCTCCGCTGGCGCAGTTGAGCACCACGCCCTTGGCCAGGGTGTACGTCGGGGGCGCGCTGGCGGTGTCGGTCAGCGTCCAGGGGGCCTGCAGGCTGGCGTCGTCGGGCTCGACGCCCTCGTCCGAGTGCCAGTAGGCCAGGTTGAAGTCACGCGCCGTCATGGGGCTCCACGGTGCTCAGCTGGTGGCGAAGCTGGTGGTCAGGGTCGCGTTGATGACATCGCCGGTCGCGGTGTCGGTCAGGGACAGGCGGGCCAGCACGGGCAAGCTGTCGTCCGCCACGCCGACATCGGCCAACGGGGTGAAGGTCTCGGTGGTCAGGGACTGCACGCCGGTGGTCTGGCGGACCAGCACAATCAGGTCGGCCTCCTCCACGTCGTTGCCGAAGGTCCAGCGCCGCCAGTCCAGGTAGGTGGCCAGGCGCGAGGCCATCGAGCGGTAGACCTCCTGGAGGGTGAAGCCGGGGGCCAGGGTGATCTCGGCCTCGATCTCGACGCTGGTCAGCGAGACGTTGGACAGGCTGACCTCGAGGCCCGCCCGCGTGCGCGCTTCCAAGTACTCCTCGATGGCGGTGAGCTCGGCCGCGGTGAACGATGACCCGTTGCGCTGTAGGACCTTGGCCTTCATGGTCCGCGCCACGCTGGTGTCGCTGTCGCGGATGGCACGCAGCACCCGCTCGTCGGCCGCGTTGGCGATGGCACCCAACCAGAGCTCGGTCTCCTGCGATGCGGCCGCGCCCCACTGGGCCGCCCGTCGCCGGCCCGCGTAGTCGGCCTCCACGTCCTCGCCGCCCGTCGCTGGTTCGGGGTTGTACACGGCAGCGATGCCGTCCACGCCGATGGCCAGGTCGGTGACGCTGTATGCCTGCACGTTGCCGCTGGAGCCAGCGGACACGGCCTCGCACCAAACGCGGTCCAGGAGGCCCACAGCGCTGCCCTCGCCGCTCAGGACCGGGTTGGCGGCCCCGGTGGTCACCGACTCGGTCAGGCCGAACTGCACGCCGTCCTCGGTGTTGACCAGCGTGTCCGCGGCCAGGGTGATGCGGGCCAGGACCTCGACGTTCTCCGACCCTGGGCTGTAGCTGTTGGTGAGGGTGGCCACCTCGAGTTCGTCGCCGCTGTTGGGGCCGGTGCCGCTGGTGATGGCGATGATGGCCCCGGTTGCCTCGCTGTCGGACCCGTCGGCGCTGCGGATCACCATGTCCATGCCCACGTCGAAGCCGCCGCTGTCCTCCACCTCGATCAGGTCGGTGGCTCCGGTGGTGACCGCGGTCACGGTGGTGGCCTCGGGCTTCACCACCAGCAGCAGCTTGGCGTTGCTGGTCTTCAGCCGCTCGACGCCGTGCTCCTGCATCACCTGGCTCAGGAACTCGCCCTGAGCGCCCAGCAGGGTCGTGCGGCGCAGCAGAGCCACGTAGAGCTGTTGCCCGATCTCGGCCACGCCCGCGGCCGCGAACGCCAGCGCCCGGGTCAGGCTGTTGCGCCCATACCAGGTCAGCTGGTCGCAGTAGGCCATCGTGGTGCGGATGAAGCGCTGTGCGAGGGTGTCGCGGTCCTGAAGGACGGGGGGCACGGCCATTGGTGAACTCCTCGCGTAGGATAAGGCGCACGAAGGTAGTGAACCACCGGACCTGGGTCAGGGGCCGCCCGTCCGCAGCGTGACGCCGTTGATGGCTCGCAGGGTCACAGACAGCCCCACGCCCCCACCGCCGTCCTCGAGCAGGTCGATCTGGGTGACGGCCTGGATGCGTGGGTCCGTGGTCAGCTCGGTGCTCACGCGGGCGCTCAGGAAGCGGGTGCGGATGAGGTCGCCGTAGCCCTGGGTCGTCCGCAGGAGCTCGGCCTCGATGTCAGCGATCAACAGGGCCGCGCCCTGCGTGAGCACGTCGTCCTCGCTGACGACGGCCAGGTCGCCCTGCTCGTCCACGTCGAAGTCTGTGCTGAGGTCGCGCCCCCACGCGGTCTTGCCGATGTGGCTGTCGAAGGTGGGCAGGCCGTCGATGGACTGGGGGCCGCTGGACCGGCGCACGGGGATGTCGATCGTGGTGCCAGGCCGCAGCAGCTCGTCCGGGGTCTTCTGGTTGGCCTCCACGATCCGCTCAAAGGGCACACCAAAGGCGCGCTGGAGCCCCGCCGGGGTGTCCGACAGCAGCACCACGTACTCGGAGCTGCCCGCGATCTCGGGTCGCCGGTGCCCCTTGGTGGAGCCCCCGCTCAGGTACTCGCTGAACTCGGCGTCGGACATGCCGAACAGCCGCCCCATGCTGTCCTGCTGGGCCATGGCGTCCCGCACGTCCAAGAACGCGCTGAGCTCGTCGAACGCGCGGAGCTCGGCGATGTCGTCCGTGCCGTCGGGCACCACGATGGCCCCGTCAGACCGCACGCGCGGGGTCGGGTCTGGCGGGGTTCCGGTGAAGTCGGCCGCAGAGACGCCCTGCCGGCGCAGGACACCGGCCACGTCCTCCATGCCCTGGACCGCACGCTTGGCGTTGCCCAGCAGGTTGCTGATCCCCTCGTTGGCCGCCACGCTGGCGAAGCTGCCGCGGGTGTCCCCGCTGAACAGGCGGGTGGCGGCATCGACCTGGCCAGCCACAGCCTGAGACGTGTCCGCGAGCTCGCCGATGCCGACGCCCAGCGCGTTTGCGTGCGCGTTGAGCGTGTCCTCGAGGGTGGTCCCCTTGACCAGCTCGTTGGCGGTGTCCCACGCGACCAGGCCAGACATCAGCTTCGACAGCACGGCCTGGAACCCGCCCGCCTGCACCAGCGGCCCGGCCTCTTTCACCAGCAGGTTGTAGTCGCTGCGCCCGTCGGCGCTCTTGGCCGTGCGGATGAACTCAAAGCTCTGGATCTGGACCTCAAAGGCCAGCTGGTGCCACAGGTCGTAGAGGTTGATGGCGAAGAGGTCGGTGTCCTCGTTGTAGTCGGCCAGCAGGAAGCTGATCTGGGGGCTGCCGCTGAGCAGGTTGATGGCCTCCTCGACCGCGTGCTTGGTCAGTGCATCGCTCAGGCGGACCACCTCGTTGTAGAAGCGCTGTCGGCGGATCTCGCCCGTCCCGATGTACGGACCCAGGCCAGCGGACGCCACGCCGAAGGAGCCAGCGAAGCGGCCCATGCGCAGGGCGCGACCGGCCTTGGTGTGGACGGTTCGGTCGCCACCGGTCTCCATGACGGTGGACCTGGACGTGTCCGTCCAGCGCCAGTTGTTGGGGCTGATCACCAGGGGGTGGAGCGCGATGGTGTTGACCAGCGCGGTGGCCGCGCCTTGCGGGGTGAAGGTGCGGCGGACCCGGACCACTTCGAACAGCAGCAGGTTCAGTTGGCCGGTGTTGTTGACGGTCGCGGGCATCTACGCTCCCAGGGCCTGGATGTTTAGGTGGCACCCGTCGGCAGTGGTTCGGATTGTGCCCGCGCCAAGAGAGCGCACACCGCGCACGCGCAGCACGTCGTTCGCGGTCACGCTGATGATGCGGCCGGAGACCGAAGCGCTCGCCCCGTGGTCGGCCTGGCGGCAGTAGTAGCGACGGCGCGTCCCGGGCACCTCCACGCTGTTGATCTCGATGTACGACGCCACGTCTGAGCGGCCGACGCCGCTGCTGTTCTCGAAGGTCAGGTCCAGGTCCACGCGGATCCTGCCGGTGTTCAGGATGGTGATCAGCCCGGTGCCGCTGGCATAGGTGAAGTCGCTGGCGTCGATGATGTCGGCCGTGCCGTCCCAGAGTACGGTCTGAGCTGTGCCGGTGAACCCGGCCTGGACCGTGGTCCGCACGAGTTGGACCATGGGCAGATCGCCAGCGCTGACCCCGTCCGCCCCGTCCGCGCCAGCTGGCCCTGTGGGCCCTGTGGCCCCTGTGGCCCCTGTCGCGCCCGTAGCCCCCGGGTCGCCCTGGGGCCCAGTCGCTCCGGTCGGCCCTGGGTCGCCCTGCGGGCCCGGCGCACCAACCAGGTCCGCCAGCACCGGGTCGCCGTCGGCGTTGAAGCCAGCCAGCTTTGTCGCGGGCACAATGGCCTCGTCGCCTCGGTGCGCGCTGTCGCCCCACTCCAGGTTCGTCAGGCCGGCGTGGTCGCTGGTGCCACCGCCACCACCGAAGGCGTCCCACACCTTGGTGAGACCGGTGCCCCCGTCCAGGACCAGGTCCACGACCTTGGCCAGGGCCAGCAGCAGCCCGGTCTTGAACGCGGCGCGCGTGGGATCCGCGTAGTCCGACCCCACGGCATCAGCCATCTGGGCGTCCATCTCGTCTCGGACCTCGATGGGATCGACCGCCATCTACTCGCTCTCCAGTTTCTGGGTCAGGTACGGGTTCGTCGCGTCCGGGAGCTGCGCCGCGGTGACGAACGTGGACAGGTTGGGCCCGGCCACGCCCATCGCGGACATGAACGCCAGGACCTCGGCCAGGCCCAGTGCCAGCGCGGTGAGGCCGGTCGAGGTCATCAGGCGGAACACGGGCCCACCGGCTGAGACCTTGGCGGTGCTGTCGCTCAGGTCCACCCGCAGAGCGGCGGCCAGCTGGTCCAGGTTGCTGGCCAGGAGCAGTCGCAGCTGATGGGTGGCGGCCACCTCGAGGACACCAGCGGTCGCGGGCTGGCCTGGGGTCTTGGTGGTGTGGCCCGCCGAGATCCGAACCTCGCCGCCCGCGGCGGGCTTGAGCTTGAGGAACAGGGCGTCGGCGTCGGCCACGTCGCTCAGGACCCGGCCGACCTGGTCGTCGGCGCTGCTGGTCTGTTGGACCGCGCCCATGACCACCACGCGCCCGTCCACCTTGTCGTAGACCAGCAGGTCGCCAGCGACCTTGACCTCGCCGGTGCGCGTGAACTGCCACGGTCGAGGGAGCTTGCTGACGCCCTCGGTGCCCCCGCCCCATGTGCCCACCATGAAGGAGACCTGGTCCAACGGGATCCGGTCGCCGTTCGTCCCACGCAGGAACACACGCCGGCCGCTGCCCTGCTCGAGGCGGCCCATGCGGGGACCGCGGTAGCCCTTGGGCTTTTGCTTGGTGACGCCCTGGTCCATCAGCTGTTCTCGCCGAACTTGCCCGGTCGGGTGATGTCTGCGGCCGTGGTTCGGAACGTGATGTCACTGCCCAGCGCATCGGGGTTCGGCGGCGCACCGTCCAGGATGCTGATGTCCACGTAGGACCCGGGCACGTCGGGGACCGCGTCGTTGACCTCCTGCAGCCAGTCCTGGGTCATCTCCGCGTTGTGCCCGCGCGCCAGCGCCAGCGTGCAGAGGTAGGGGTTGCCGAAGGTCCACTGGTGCGTGACGCCCAGCGTGTAGTAGTCGAGGCCCCGGCTGTCCCCGCGGGGGGCGTCTGACCACGGCAGGCGGACCTTGTCGCCCACGCGGTAGTGGTCGCGCCCTCGCACCACCACGTTGCCAGCCTCGAGCTCGCTGAGCGGGCCGTACCAGTTGAACAGGCGGTTGCGCGCGTCGGCCACCTCCTCGCCCAGGATGCGGTCGTACTCGCTGGGGCTCTCGCGCTGCAGCTCGGTGTTGCTGCCCACCAGGTTCAGGCTGGTGTTGTACGCCTGCAGGCCGAACTTCCGGGCCGCCCACAGGTCGAGCAGCGGGTAGCCCAGGCGGTTCTGGAACTCGGACGGGTTGCCGATCAGGGAGCGCCGCGATTGGGCGACGAACAGCGCGTAGCCCTCGTCGTCGGCCACGCCCAGGTTGGCCTGGATCACGTCGTTGAGCTCGATGGTGTGGAACGGCTCGCCCGTCACCAAACAGCGCATGTCCTCCCAGCTGTTCCCGGGGCTGGTGGTGACCGGGGCCCGCTTCATCAGCTCCTCGTCAAAGGGCTTGGGCCTCACGATGAGCACGGCGCGCGGGAGCTCACGGTCCTCCGATGGGATGTAGTCCACGCGGATCTCGTAGAAGTCCCGGTCGAGGATCTGCGAGATCAGCCCCATGACAGAGCCGCTGGCGGACTGCATCCCCTCGTTGTAGACCCGGTCGTCGTGCCAGGTGGTGACGGTGTCCTCAGTCTCGATGTAGTCGGACAGTCGCCCGTCGCCGCCCAGGAGCTTGGACAGCAGAGGCACGCGCATGGTCGTGGCCTCCTCCAGGAGGTAGTCCACCACGTCCTGGACCCGGACGCCGACCCAGGACCTGGTGACGCCGCTTGTCGCGGTCTCGTCGGGCACCTCGGGGCCCATGAGCCGGAAGATCATGGACTCCAGCGGGTGGCCCTCGCCGAAGGCCGCGCGCACGGCCGTGACCCACTTGTCGAAGCCGGGCCCGCCCAGGATGGGCAGCACGACGTGGTCGTTGACCAGGCCCTTGCCGATGCACTTGCCGGTGATGGTCAGCCCGTAGCCGGCTTGGGGCCCGCTCATGCGCACCTGCTTGTTCCGCTTGCCGACTAAACCCGCCATGATGCCGCCGTGCTGCTCAAAGCCGATGGCGACCACCGTGTTGGCCCTGAGCCGCTTGTAGAGCTCGGCCGTGCGCCGGATGTCCGACGGGGTCTGATCCCCCACGCCCCCCTGCCGGGGCAGAAGGGTCAACGAGAAAGACGCCGTGGGCTGGCGGATGTCGCGCGCGACGGTGAACGAGACCACCTCGGCGCTCAGGTCGATCTTGTCGGCCCCGTCGTCGCCTACCCAGGCCACAACCTTGGCCTGACCGCGCTGGTGGCCCGGGTCACTCGCCATCACTGCCGCCCACGTACTGCTCTTGGTAGCGCCCGGCCGTCGTGTCGCTGAACAGCCCGTCGAAGCCAGCCTGCTCGAGGGCCATCAGCAGGATCTTGCCCTGGGGGCTGACCTGGATGATCTGGGCAGCGCCAGCCATGGCCGGGCCGTAGCCCGTCTCACCGCGCATGGATGCGTCCCAGTTTCTCTTCGTGTCTGTTGCGATCTCGCCGTACAGGCCACCGCCGTACTGATCGTTCAGGCTGCCCTTGTCGCCCCACTTGTTCAGCGCGCGTGAGAGCCGGTTGATGGCGCTGACCAGCTTGACCAGCATGGTGCCCCAGTCCACGCCCGTCAGCTTCTGGAACGCCTGCAGGGTCTGATCCGCCGTGTCGGTCAGCTTCATCAGCGTCTCAGCCATGGCGGGCCCGTAGCGCATGGACAGGCCCTCCATCTGGACCTGTCGCCAGTCGCCGGCACCCGCTCGACCAGCCAGCCCGGCCATGCCGGCGAACCCGCTCTCGTCGAACGCGGCGCGCTCCTTCTGACTCAGTCCGCCGTAGAACGCGTCCAGGTCCTCGACCCCGGACAGCTTGTCCAGCATGGGCTGCATCTCGGGGTTGGTCAGGAACGCGGCGAGCTTGTCCAGCTCGTGCGCCCGCAACCCAGGCATGGTGGTCTCAAGCGCGCGGAACGCGTACTGTTTGTCCGCGCCGCGTGCAGAGAACTCCTGGTGCAGGTAGCCCAGGTTCTGGACGCCGGCCTCGCCGTAGAACCCGGCCTCGGACTGCATCCGCATACCGATGTAGCCAGGACCACCAGGCTGCCCGTAGCCCATGGCGCGCATCAGCAGGGTCTGCATGGCGGGGTTGTCCGCGCCCGCGTTCAGGCGGGCCATGAACTCCACGCCCATCTGGCCCCTGCCCCGTTCGTCGCCCGGCCCGAAGATCAGGCCAGGGATGGCCGTCGTGGCCAGCGCGCCGGTGACCGACGACTTGCCCGTGCGCCGAAACGTCTCCTCGCTGACCGACGCGATGGTGCGGATGTGCTCGGCCAGGCGTCCGCCGTCCATGCCGGTGGTGACAGCTCGGCCGATGATCTGGGCCAAGCCGGTGCGGTCCACACCCAGCCCTGGGCTGCTGCCGTGGGTGTACTTCTCGATGGAGCTCAGGCCGCCGATGGCGTCGCCCCCCAACCCGTAGTTGCGTTGGATGCCCGCGAAGCTCTGGAACTGGGCCTTGGTCGGGTCGTTCACGTTGGAGCCCATCAGCTCCATCATCTGGGCGGTCTGCCCCACGGTGAACGCCATCGCGCTGCCCCACCCGTGGACCGCGCCCTCTCCCTCGCGGAAGCGCCGGTTGAGCTGCGCCATGACGCTGGACAGCTGCATGAAGTGGTTGGCGCGCGCGGTGAAGAAGCTGAGCAGGCCGCCACCCAGCGCCAGGCCGGCACCGATGGCCGCGCCCTTCAAGCCCAGGGACATCGCGCCGCTGGCGATGCGTTGGCCCAGTCCGGGCTTGCTCCCACCGCCACCGCCAGGGGCAGGCGGGGGGACGGGCGGGGGCTTGCCGCCCTCGGGCCCCTGACCACCACCACCTGGTGCGGGCCCGACCGGAGGGGGGGAACCAGACCCGGCCCCGTCCCCAGGAGCACCGCCACCACCACCGCCACCACCGCCACCTGCCACGCCCTGGTAGCGCTCAGCGACACGGGTCAGCTGGTCGAGCTCGCCGCGGTACTCGCGCATCGCTGCCGTGTACTGGCGTAGCTGCCCGATCTCCGCGAGGGTGCGGAAGCGGATCGTCGAAGTCTTGTCCGGTCCAGCCATTGGGCCTCTTAGTCCATGGTCAGGGTAATCCGCTCGATGCGCGTGGCGGGCTTCTCTCGGCCCAGTACGGCCATCAACGCCTTCTGCGTGGTCTTGGCCTGCGTGAAGTCGTTGGAGCGGTCCACCATGTCAGCGATGCCCTTCATGTCCTTCTGCAGGTCCAGCACGGTCTGGCGGTCGGCCTCCATCTGCCGCTTCTCGTCGGTCGCGTGGATGGCGATCTGGAGCAGGTCCCACTGCAGCTCGTCGTCGGTCATCGACAGGAAGCGCGGGTCGTTGGGGGGCAGGTTGTAGTGCCGACGCCAGATCGAGCGCATGGACCTGGCCTCCGCTCGCGCATGCTCCACCAAGGGTGGGTCCACCTTGCCGGGCCGTCCCTCGAGGTCGGCCATCAGCAGGGCGCGAGCGGCTACGCTTTTCCCGGCGCGGCCCCAGCCTTTGCCAGCCCGTAGGCCATCAGGATGGACACGTAGAAGGGCTCGGCGTTGGGGTGGTTGGCCAGGTCCTCCCAGCCCTCCGGGTGCTGGTAGCCGCAGATCTTCCAGCGACCGAGGAACCAGAGGCGTTCGACCTGGTTCTGCAGCTGGACGGTCATCCGCTTGAGGGCGTGGTCCCACTGCTCCCAGGCGGCCTCGAGGAGCTTGGCCTGCTGCGCGAGCCCGTCGCGGTCCTCGGCGTCGAGCTCGGGCAGGCCCAGGTCGGCCTTGAGCTGGCGCACCGCGGCCTCACGGGTGCGGGAGCTGCCCACCTGGATGTCCAGGTACGCAGGCAGGCCACCCGCCAGTTCGTGGACTTCGAACTCCACGCGGGTGCTCTCACCGATGGTGGGGCGCTCGTAGATCCGAAACTCGACGGCTTGGGCCTCGTCGGTGGTGGGCTTGCAGTCCACGCCCAACCACTGGGGCTGGGCGTCGGCGGACTCGCCCAGGCGGACCTTGAACACGGTGAGGGGGCGACCCTTCGGGTCGGTCGGCTTGCTCGGCATGGTGGCTCTCGCTGTAGTGCAGGGACGCTATCAGAGCGTGCCGGTGCGGGCTGCCCACTCGGCCCCGGTCCAGCGCTTCTTGTAGCTGAAGCCCACGTCCTGGGTCATGTTCCCGCGCGCGCCCTGCGAGCCGCCCACGCGGCTGATGGCCACCTTGGTGAAGGCGTTGAGCACCGTGCCGGCCTGCGGGTAGTTGGGGCCCACGCGCTGGACGATCACGTACCGCTTGCCGATGAACTCCGAGGGGCTGGGCAGCCCGTCGTTGTACTGGGGGCTCCAGAATGCGTTGATGCTGCCGGAGCCGCTGTGCCGCCCGTCGGTGTGCTCGGTGACCAGCTCGTTGCCGGCCTCCTCCACCGGGGGCTTTTCGTAGTCGTCGCTGTAGCTCAGGCCAGACGCCGCCCCGATGATGGGGGACGTGAGGTCTGCCTCGTCGAACAGCAGGATCTCGACCGAAGCGCCCGCCCGCTTGGACGGGTAGACCTCGCTGCCCTGGAAGTCGGTGTAGCCCATGGTGTATCCCTCAACCGATGACGATCTGAGCGGTCAGACCGATGAAGTCGTTGGTCAGCGGCAGCTTCACGCTGTAGCTGGCGTTGATGCCGTTGCCTGACGCATCCAGGCCGTTGGCGGTGACAGCGAAGCTGCCAGGCTGAACCCAACCGATGAACTCCATGTGGTCCCCGCGGGTGGAAAGCTCTGCGCCCACGGTCAGGGTGCTGACCTCGTCGGCCCCGATGGCGGACACCTCGAGGCCCGTCCGCATGTAGGCGTCCACGGCGTCGGCGATGTCGCGCTGCATGGTCAGCGGGGTGGTCTTGGTGTCGGCGTTCCAGCTCTTGCTGTTCTGCTGCAGGGTGCTCAGGCCCTGCGACACACCCCAGAACACGTCGTTGCTGATGACGGCCTTGTAGGTCACGCAGCCGGCGCGCAGCAGCGCGGTGAGCTCTCCGCTGTTGCGCTCGTCCCACTTGACCTCGGGCTCGCCCTCGAGGCGGAACGGGTCGTTGGTGAGGTTGTGGACCACGCCACCAGCGACGCGCATGGCCCACACCGCGGTCGCGGTGCTCTTGTAGGCCCCTACGCGGTTCCAGCCGCCCACGACCAGCGCGAAGTCCTGGCTGTCCAGGTTGCCCGTTCGGAACTTGGGATCGGTGTCGTCGCCAGCGTCCAGGACCACGTCGCCCCAGGCCGCGCCGGCAACCACGTAGATGGGGTAGCCCTCGGTGCGCTTGCTGATGGCCCAGTCGCGCCAGCTGCTGTGGATGCTGCTGCTGGAGCTCACGACGTGGAACGCCCGCGGGACCTGCTCCTGGTCCATGACGAAGTCGTCCCACACGGACGCGTCCAGGTCGCCGATGAAGTCGTCGTGCTCGGTGACCGTACCGGCGGGGCTGGTGCCCCCCACTGGGGTGAGGGCCGACAGGTCCTTCAGGGCCGCCCCGACGATGGGATCCCAAAGCACGTCGCTGAAGGTGCCTTCCTTCGCCACGTCCAGGATCTGGCTGGTGTCGCGCAGCCAGTCCACCAGGTCCTGGCCGGTGCTGGCGGTCGGGCTGACCTCCTGGGCCGTGCTGTCGTAGGCCGCCAGCGCCGCGTACTGCGCGGTGGTCAGCGCGCCAGGCGCGGAGCTGAGCTCCACCCAGTAGGTTTCCTGGTTGTTGCTGTCGATCTCCGTGCCCCAGTCCACGATGGTGAGGGGCACGTTGGCGTTGGCGTTGTCGCCCACCTCGACGGCCAGGCCGACGCTGCACCAGCTGTTGTCCTTCACGGTGATCCGGGTGTCGGAGGCCCCGACGTTGGCCGTGATGTGGGTGAAGTGCTTGGTCGGCGTGATGGTGAGCACGTTGGTGGCCAGAGAGACCTTGTGCCAGCCGCCCTCGGTGCCGAAGCTGCGGGCGAAGACCTTGGCCTCCTGCACCGCGCCGGTGCCGCTCTCAGCGATCACGCTGGCGCGTGTCAGCGCGTTGATGACCACGACGTAGGTGGTGGGCAGGCCGTGCCGCTTGGCCACGCGCATCGCCTCGTAGAGCTCGCTGTCGTAGCCGTACAGGTCGCCCACGCGGCTGGACGTGTTGGCCAGCTGCAGGGGCAGCCGGTTGGGTTCGTGGTTCTCCTTCAGGTCGTTGAAGTTGTACGGGATGCCGCGCTCGGCATCGCCCACAAGCACGGGGACGTGAAAGGCGGGGACCGCGCCGGGCAGCAGGTCGATGACTTCGAAGGTGCTGTAGACGCGGGGGACGTACTTGGTGGTCCCATCAGGGGCGGTGAACGCAGGCATCAGGACTCCGGCTCAGGCGGCGGGACGAGGGGGAGGAGGTAGTCGAACCCCTTGCGCTTGAGCGCGGCCCAGTCCGACTCGTTGAACCCGGCCAGGCGGTCGAGCAGCGCGGGCCACTCAGCCTTGCGCAGGTCGAGGCGCTTGCTGTGGATGGCCTCGACGGCCTGCACAGACCGCACGGCAGAGCGGCGGGTGCGCTCGGCACGCTTGCCCTTGGGGGCAGGCAGGCGGCTGAAGTAGGTGGACGCGTGCATGGGGGGACCTCGTTGGGTTCGCGGGCCGACGCCCCGTGCATTGGGTGAGCATAGCCCGTCAGTTGGAGAACGACCCCGCACCCACCGTGATCGCGTAGGGGACTCGCTGCCGGCGTGTCTGCTTGAACTGCCAGCGGATCCGACACTGCACCGTGGGCACCCACATCGTGCGGGGGTGCATCCGGGTGTCTGGCTCAAAGCCCGACTCGCTCAGGGCGATGTCGTAGACGCCAGCGTCCGCGAGCTGGCCCTGGACGCGAAAGACCAGGTGGCGCACCACCGACGCCAGCAGCTCAGCCTCTTCGCCGCTGGTGGCCCAGCAGCCCACCGACACGGTCGTATTCCACTCCGTGCCCTCGATGCGGTGCCGGATCAGCCGACGGGCCACCTGGCCACCCGTCTCGATGTACTCCTCGGACGTGGGCAGCGGGCCGATGGCCTCGAGCTTCTGATCCAGCAGCTGGCCAGCGACGGCCCCACCAGGGTCCTCGCCACCACGCTCGGGCATGACCGAGATCCAGGGCAGCCTGGCGTCGGCCTGCGGGTGGGACAGGCGCACGGGCACGTCGCCGGCCTGGACCAGGATCTTCAGGTGGGTCTTGAGCTCGTCCACGTAGCTCACGCGGTGGGACTTCGGCCGGGCGTCCTGGCTCCCCTGCAGCAGGTTGTCGCTGCGCGCGAACAGCTCATCGAGCCTGGGTTCGTCGCCGGCAAGCACCAGCAGCTCCTCCATGAGCCGCTGACGCAGCAGAAAGACGGGGCTGAGGTTGTGTCCAGCCCCGATGGGGCCTGTGGGCGTGCTCATTCGGGGACCTCGCCGGTGAGGGATTCCATGATGCCCGCGAGCACCACCTCTTCGAAGTAGTGCATCTGACGCTGGATCCGCTCGACCGTCTTCTGGGCCAGGAAGCGTCCCTGCTGGGCGGGGATATTCCAGCCCTCGCTGTCGGGCGTGATGGTGCGGATGGTCATGTACGATTCATGCCCCTTGGGGCCGGTCTTGAACATGCCGTCGTACTTGGACGTGGTCCAACCAGGCTGCTCTTTCGGCGGGTTGGACAGGCTGCTCCGGGGGCCGGAGTGCTCGCCCTGGACCCAGCGCCGCGGGTCAGACCGGTCCAGGCGCAAGGGGCTGCTGCCCTGCCAGCTGTACTTGTCCACGGCCCGCAGCCGCTTCCGGCCGCGGTAGCGGCCTTTCTTCACGGGCTTGCCGTGCCACTGGTGGCCCGCGTTCTGGCGGATCCGCAAGGCCAGGCGCTTGGCCTCTTTGTGGATGTGGATCGGCATCATCTGGCGCTTGGCCGTGTTGGTGGACCCCGCGCCGGCCTGGGCGGGCGTGTAGTGCCGGAACGGGATGTTGATGTAGGGGCGGCCGTCCTCGGTGAACTTGACCTTGGGGGTCGCGCCCCACTGGATCCGGTCGGGCAGGTGAAAGCCCCCGTGGCCGTACTCCACGATGGCCGCGTGCGGAGCGTCACAGCTGATGTCGAACACCAGCTCGTAGCGGTCGTTGCCGTCCTCGCCGCCCTGAAAGCCCGACTGGCGCACGCGCCGGATGGCCCCCTCCGCGCGCAGGTGGCGCAGGTACTCGCCCGTGTCGGTGACGCCGTCGGCCTGGGTCAGGGCGATCCACACGCTCTGGATGTACTGGGCCCCGTAGAACGCACCGGTCTCCAGCGCGGCTTCGAAGCCGTCCATGCTCTCGGCTTCGCCTGGCACGCCGTCGATGTCCATGCGGATCTGGATCAGCGCGGGCAGCAGCATCAGACCTCCACTGGCGGCGGACTGGCGGCGGCCTGGCGGTCCCCTGTCGGTCCCCTGGCGGTCCCCTGTCGGTCCCGTGGCGTATGGCGTTGAAATCGCGGTGGACCCACTGGCGTCTCCTGGCGGTGGGCTGGCGGTGAGCTGGCGGTCCCCTGGCGGTGAGCTGGCGGTTTCACGTCCGGTTGTCGAGCAGGTCCACGCTGCTCCAGCGGTCCAGGCGCATCCCTTGGCACCGGTACGGCAGGAAGCCATCCACGCCAGCGCGGGCGACCGGTTCGCCGGGGTTGAGCATGTACGCCGCGGGCGCGGTGTAGCGAACGCTGTAGGCGTCTCCCGGCTGCAGCCCGGCCAGGTCGGTCCACTCCAGACAGCCGTCCACCAGACGCCAGTGGACACCGTCCCTGCCCAACACCAGACGGCCGCCGTCGATGAACGCGACGTAGTCGATGCTGAGCGGGTTGCTGTAGAGCAGGCGGTCGCCGGGCACGTCGGGCTTGGGCAGTAGCTCCTGGGGGACGGCGCGCGCGCGCTCCTGCTGGCGTAGGGCGGCCAGGCGGTGCTGGTTCTCCTTGTGGATCAGCGTCTGCGTGACGACGTGCCGCTCTCTCTGGGGCAGCACCAGGTCGCCCGCGCCCGGGATGTACTCGCGGGTGAAGGTGCAGGTGACCGTCCCGGTCACGATCTCGCCGGGGGCCTGCAGGACCCGCTTGGGGCTGCGGTTGAGCACCAGGGCCACCAGCTCGAGCTCGAGTTCGCGCGGGTACGTCCAGCGCAGGCCGTTGCAGTGGGGGCACCGCACGCGGCTGCGCAGGGTCTCGATGCAGACGCAGGGGCAGGGGACGGCCCGGCGCACGGTGACCTCGATCCCCTCGGTCTCGATCAGCTCGTCGTAGAGCTCAGGATCCAGCGGGAGCCGCGCGAAGTTGCCCAGCGAGATCTCGATGCTCAGGTTCTTGGCCATGCTGTGCCTCAGTGCCCGTAGGGCTTGACCCGGATGCCGCGCTTCCAGGCCCGCATCTGCTTCCAGTTGATGGACTTGTTGCTGTCCTCGAGCGCCTTCTCCAGGGCGCTGTTCAGCCCGTAGATGGCGGACGCCTGCAGGGACAGCGACCGGCTGACGCCGTCCAGACTGATGGACGTGCTGGTGAGCCCTTGGGACTGCGCCAGGCCGCTCATGCTCAGCAGGGTCTTGCCGGCGCGGGCGTAGCACCAGGCCACCAGGACGGCCTCGAGCTTGCCGGCCTCGCCCCCATGGCGGGACACCGGGCCGCGCGTGAAGTCCACGGCCCACGCATCGGGCAGCGGCGTCCGGTGGTAGTTGATGGTGTGCCAGACGTTGGAGTAGAAGGCCCCGCCCTGGGTCACGATCCAGTGCTGGAAGCTCAGCGGCAGGATGTGGGCGATCCCCTGCCGGCCCCACTCCAGCTTGACCTGGTCGATGTTGTTCTGGGCCTCGCTCAGCTCCCAGGCCAGCGCGCCGTAGAAGTAGAAGCGCACGCGCTCGATGCTGATCACGCCCGGGGGAAGGTCGATGCGAAACCAGTTCTGGGGTTGGTCGCGGGTGAAGGGCATCCGAGTCATGACCCGGTCGTAGGTCACGCCCTTGACTTCGCCCGTGTCGATCTCCGGCATCAGGACGCGCTCGCACGCCAGGGGCAGCCCCAGCTTGCCCTCGAGCTCGCTCAGCGCCGCGCGCAGGTGCCAGCCGATGACCTTGTCGGGCAGGGAGCCAGACAGCACCTTGAGCTTCTTGCGGCAGGGGTCGCTGGGGTCGTGCGGGTCCTTGCCGACAGGGAGCCCCCAGGCGTAGCGCTCGCGCCACAGCTTCGGATCCACGGCCTCGGTGACGGGGACGCTGAGCCCGAGGTCGCGGTAGGTCGTTCCAGGCATCGGCTCTCCATACAGCAGGAGCGCCCGAGGTTGCCCCCGGACGCTCCCAGCCTAACGGTTGGTGGTCCCGCTCAGCGGCGCTGCACGTACAGGTGGGCCTGGGCCCCCTCGACGGTGCCACCCGTCGCCACGCACTTGATGTAGATGTCGGAGTCGTACTCCACGTCCTCGCTGCCGTCCTCGGGAGCCACGCGCGCGGCCTCGCCGGCTGCGGTGTGAACGTCCTCCGCGGCGTCCAGGATGCTGGCGTCGGTCGTGCCGTCGTCGGTGTAGAGGTCCACGGTGGCCGCGGAGCCGCCCGAGGACTCGCAGCCCAGATCGGCAGCCCACACCTTGAGAGGCCAGGGAGCCTTCTGCCGGCAGCTGTCCGCAGTGGTCGAGGCCACCGGCGCGGAAATGTAGATGTCGATCTGGTAGAAGGACGCCGGGTAGACGTGCATCCGGTCATGGCCCACGGCGGGACCGACCTTGTCGTAGCGGGACAGCTTGCTGGCGCGGCCCTCGTCGCCGTTGTCGAGGTCGTCGTAGCCGGGGAGGACGAGGAAGTTGCCGATGGCAGCGGAGTTGTTCAGTTCGGCCATGAGTCAGGGCCTCCAGTGGGTGGGGTCAGGGAACGGGGAGAGAGGCCACGTAGGCGACCAGCGCCGGGAATGTGGCCTTGCGGGCGCGCGGCAGGTCGGACTTCGGCAGCCAGTAGTTGAGCTTCGACATCGACGGCGGATCCCCGCCCTCGGTGCGGTGGGCGTTGAACACTTCGACCACGCCGTCCAGGTCGTCGCCCCAGTGCTCGACCAGCAGCGCGGTGTCCACGCCGCCCGGGTCGTCCAGGCCGCCCGATGCGTTCGGGTCGTCGGGGTCGAGCTCCGTGATGGTGCCCGCGGCCTTGGGGGCGTCGATCGTTCCCGGTTCGGGCGGGGTCGGGTCGGGGTCGAGCTTCGTGTCGTCGTCGTCGGGCTGCGCCTTGGGCGGGACCATGGGGGTCTTCCAGGCCGCACCGACGCCAGGGCGCTTCCAGTCGGAGTCGTCCCAGGGGTAGCTGTGCGCGGCGTTCTCAGCCCACAGCTCGGGGGGCTGGGTCATGGCCATCTCTGCCAGGAGAAGGCCGGTGCGCTCGCCGCGGGTGTTGAGCAGCATCTGGGACTCGTCGGAGTAGCCAGCGGCGGTGAACTCGGCGTTGAACTCGGCGGTGCTGGTCGGCCAGCTGGCCAGGTCCTCGGCGGTCCAGCCCTGCATCACGGCCTGGCGGCGCAGCATGTCGATCGCCCCTTCGTCGGCGGTGGCGGCTGGGGGCATGTTGTCGGCCCGGGGGCCAGCGGGGGGGTTGGCGACGAAGAGAGGCGGCTCCTCGGTCAGCCCAGAGGCCGCCCACTCCTCGTCGGAGTACACCGTGAGGTAGTCCATCTTCTCGGCCTGATACCGAACGCGCTTCGCCTTGTCCTCGGGCTCGTCGGGGACGTGGGCCACCAGGGTCCGCTCTCCGTTGGCCAGCAGGGTGCTGGTGAACAGGACGCTGACGCCCAGCATGATGCTGGTGGCGCTCGCGCGTCCGCGGGGGTTGGGTCGAGTGATGATCACGGCGGTGCTCCGGCTGCAGGTCTGACGGGGGGGAAAGGGTAGCCCCAGGACAAGTGCCCCGGTGCTACCCCTCCCGTCCTATCAGTCCGCGCGACCCACGTTGGTGAAGCAGAAGTTCTGCCAGGGGTTGCGGATCTGGGGGCAGTGAGCGCTGTAGACCAGCGGGCGGCGCACCTCGGCCAGCACAGAGGCCAGCTCCATGATGCCCATGCTCGGACCGAGTTCGGCCACGGCCACGGTGTTGCCCTTCTTCTCACCGGCGCGCAGGAAGCTGGCGCTCTTGTCCTTCGCGGCCCAGTAGGCGTTGACCTGGCCGTTCTGCAGCGAGCGCTGGCTGGCGCTCAAGACCCGCAGGCCGAAGGCCCAGGTGGTGTTGGGGATCCACTTGTTCCAGTCGTAGCTGGTGACCGTGGAGCCTCCGCCGTCGTTGGCCACCTCGTAGATGAACCAGGCGTCTTCGTCCGAGGCGTCGGAGTCGGTGCCGCGGTACACCCGGAAGCTGTCCACCGTGGGGTCGCCGGGGGTGATGTCGAGCTGGACCTCCTGGCCGCTCGCCACCGTCAGGTAGGTCGAGGCCGTCGCCGGCGCGCGCTGGCCCTTGCTCTCCAGGTCGTCCTTCACCTCGGTGACCTGGTAGTACACGTCACCCGCGTAGGAGCTGTTCCAGAGGCTGGTGTTGCCGCTGGTGCCACCGGCCACCGCGCTCGCGGCGACCGTGGGCCGGGTGGAGGGGCCACCGGACTCGCGCTCGTCCTGGTACTGCGGGCGGCTGTAGATGCCGCTCAGGGTGTTGTCGGACTCAAAGTAGACCGTTCCGCCGTTGGTCTGGATGCCGCCGATGTTCTGGCCGAGCATGTACGGGCGGGCCTGGATGGCCAGGGGCAGGCGCTGGGCGCTGTCCATGGAGCCTTCGAAGTCGGCGCGCACCAGCGGGTCCATGAACAGGCAGTTGATCTGCCCGAACAGGATGGCGCTCTCAGCCATGCGCTCGCGGACGGTGTCCACGGTCAGGGGCTCGCCCCGCATGTCGATGATGTGGCTGCCGAAGGGAGAGCCCTTGCCGCCGACGCCGGAGAAACCGGAGGCGGTGGAGTCGGTGCCCTCCTCGATCAGCTGGTACAGGCCCTTGTACCGGAGCTCGCTGTTCGTGTCGCGGGTGTCGCTCATGTAGAGCGCGCGGTTCTTCTGCCACAGCACGGCGCGCTGCAGACCGACGGCCTCGATGTTGGCCGCGCCCGTGGTCCCAAGGGCCCGCTGGGTCTTCTCCAAGGCGGCCAGCAGGAACGTCGGGCCGATCTCGCCCATCAGGCGGATGACGTTGACGACGCGCTGGCTCTTGAAGTTGCTCTCGGGCGGGAGGCTCTTCTCGCCGAAGAACCCGTAGCTGCGGCGCTTGTGGCCACGACCGAAGCCGGTGATCCGGGTGTACTCGTGGTTCACCTGCGTGGCGTTGACGCTGGGCAGGTACTTGAGCAGGGTGAGCTCGCCGGGCTCGGACTCGTTCCACAGGGTGTTGTGGGCCTCGATCTCCAGGTCCTCGGGGACGATGGCGGTGATCGTGTCGGTGGCGACGGCCTTCTCCAGCAGGTCGAGCTGCTCGAGGTAGTTGATGTGCGCGGTCATGGGGGGTCTCCCAGGAAGTCAGTGAAGGGGGTGGCCGTCGCCGCGTGCGCTGGTGTAGGGAGGGGCCGAAGCCCCCGTGGGGGCTCAGTCGTCGAAGTTGATGGCGCTGACGGTCTTGACCAGGTCGGCGTTGCGAACGCTGTCCTCGTTGTCGAAGGCACCGGTCTTGCGGTAGCTCCGCAGCTCAGAGGCGCTGATCAGCTCGGCCGACCGGGCCTTGGCCAGCTGCTGGACGTTGCAGTCGTGCAACTCGGTGGCGCGGGGCTTGCCCTGCTGGTTCTCGTCGGCGTGGCGCAGCTGCGCGGTGCGGACCTGGTGAGCGCCGGGGCGCTGGCGACCGGTCGGGATGGCCTCGATGCCCATGCCGGAGGTGACGACCGCCTTGGTCAACATCTCGGTCGCGTCCATGTCGGCCGCGATGTACTTGCCGACCAGCTGGCGCAGCTCGGCGTTGTCCTTCTCGGCCTTTGCCAGGCGCGCGTCCATCTCGTCCAGCATGTCCAGCTTGGACAGCTTCTCGTCCAGGCCCAGGACGAACTCGGTGACATCGAACTCCAGGGAGCCCTTCTCCATGTCGTCGAAGCCAGGCGAGCCGTCGGTGTCGTCGTCCTCGTCGTCCTCGTCGCCCTCCATGCCCTTGGCCTTCTTGTTGGCCTTCTTGTCGGCGTCGCCGTCACCACCGTCGCCGGCCATCTGGTTCACGTCGGACATGTCGTCCGTGTCCATCTCCTCCTCGTCGCCCTTGAGCAGGTCGCGGAGGTCGGAGAAACCGGTCTGGACGCCCTTGGCCAGGTTGAGCAGGATGTCGTCTTCGCGGCGTCCCGCGGCCTCCATCTCAGTGATGAGCGAGTCAAGGCGCGGGGTCTGAGTCTGATCTTCGGTGGGCATGCGGCTCTAAGCCTCCATGTTGGCGGGTCGGTTCTTGCGGAGCCAGGCGTTCAGCGCGCGCTGCGCCTGAGCCTTGGAGAGGTTGTAGCGGTCCATCAGGCGCTGCAGGATGCGCTGCACGGCTTCCTGCTCGCTGCTGGAACGATCCGGGGTCGCCTCCAGGTCCTCGGGGACGATGGCGCGTCCCAGCGGGTTGTCAGCGGTGACGGCCTTGGCCAGGTCGGAGATCGGCCCGGCCGCGCACGCCTTGCTGAGCAGCTGCACCGTGGCGTCGGGGTTCTTCGGAAGCTGGGCGATGGCGCACTGCGAAATCTTCGCGTAGGCGATGCTGCACCCGTCCTGACCCAGGGCCATCTTGCCGTGGGCGCTGAACCCCAGCTCGCGGGGGGTGCCGTCCAACAGCTGGGCCAGCTCCCAGTATTCGTCGGACTTGGCGAGCTCGTGGGGGCGTGGCGTGCGTCCCAGGCCCTCCCAGCTGCGGGGGTCGGCGCGGTCGAACAGGTGCCCGGTGGTGAAAAACCCGACCTTGCGGTGGGCCTGACCCAGGCTGGTGTGCTCGTCCGCGAACTCCAGGGTGTCCGCGATGCCCACGATGGTCTCGGGCTTGTGGATCAGCCCGTCGAAGTGCCGGTCATTCCATAGGCCCTTCTCGAGGTAGGCCGACCAGTCCACAAGGCCCAGCTGGCGCGCGGCCGCGAAGACGTGCCCGTCGCGGTCCACGGTGGGCACGATGCCGCCGTTGGGTCCGATCTTCCCGAACGTGGCCAGCCAGCCACCCAGCCGTCGGCGGGGGCGGTAGCCCGTGACCACGGCCTTCTCCAGCAGCGGGGAGACAGAGCCGTAGAGGCGGAAGTCGCGGGCCTCGGCGGCCAGGGCCTCACTCACGGCTGCATCCAGCAGGTCTTCTTGCACGCGGGTCCTCGTGGTTGACTGGGCCGCGCGTGCCGCTGTTGGCAAGCTATGAGCCCGGGTTCCGGCCTGTCAACCCGCTGCGGACCACAAACCGGCGGGCAGGCGGGGTGTCCTGGACCTGCAGGAAGGGCACAACGGCCTCGCCGCGACACTTCCCTTTGGGGCACTTGGCCACCACGTCGCCAGCCCGCAGCACCAGCACGCGCGCCCTGATGGTGGTCTCGCCCTCGCTGTCGCGGAACAGGTCAGCGCCACAGGTTGGGCAAGTGACCGGGTGGGTCGCGGGTCGCGGCTGGCTCATTCGCCCTTGGCGGGGCTGGGGTATTCGGCCACGACGGCGCGCAGGCGGTCCCGTTCGTTGGAGCGCGTGCGGACGTAGCGGTGGTGCAGGACGCCACCCTTGCCCTTGTCCAGGGCCTTCGCTCCAGCTTCGATGGGGCCGTGGACCGTGTCGAGCTGTGCGCGAGCTCGCGCGACCAGGTCCTGGCGGGCCTTCTGCAGGGCCTTGCGGTTGGCCCCGATGTCGGCGGCGGCGGCGTGCAGCTTCTTCTTCATCAGGCGGCCAGGTGGGTGAGGTCGGTGGACTCGTGCTTCTCAGCGAGCTCCGCAGCGTAGCGGGCGGCAAAGCCCTGCTCGTCGGCGCTGCCGATCGGCTGCTCGAAAATGTCGGCCAGGCTGCTCTTGCGCTGCAGGCGGGCGCGGGCGTTGCGGTCGAACTCGGTGGCCGTCCACCAGTCGTGCGCGTCCACGTCGCCGCGGGCCTTCTGCCGGTAGGCGCGGCCCTCGCGCTGGGTGTGGCTCTTCGCCGTCATGGGGATGCCGTAGTGGTGGGTGGCTCGACCCTCTGCGATGTTGATCCCGGCCTCGCCAGCGGGGGACACGATCAGCGTGGGGATCTGGCCGCTCTTGAACGCCTGCAGGCTCTTGTCGTTGGCGTCGGCGTTGCTGCGCCCGCTCAAGTAGGCGGACTCGATGCCCCGGGCCTTGAGCTCTTCGGTGATCAGGTCCGCGTCGGCGTGACGGTCCACGAAAATGATCGACGGCTTGCCCGTCTTCATCTCGCCGGTCGGCTTGCCCTTCTTGTCATGCAGCTCCCACTTGCCGTTGTTCACGTCGTGCTCGATCACGTCGGCCATGGACCGCAGGATGGTGTTGTGCTCCCGTGGTGCGCTGTAGATCGCCTTGCGCATCGCGTTCTCCTTCGCGGTGCCCAGGGCGCGCAGGGCGCGCTCGCCTCCGAAGCGCTCGAGGGCCGCCCGCTCCTCGGCGCTGTTGGGCTCGCGGTCCTCCTTCACCACGCTGCTGAGCATCTTGAAGTCGGCCTTGACCTGGTCCACCAGCTTGCGGTGCTCCGGCTGGAGCTCGACCCCCTGGGGGTGGCCGGCGACCTTCCGGCCGTCCTGGATCATGGGGTTCTCAAAGCGCTGACGCTCGACGCCGGCTGGGTTGATCTTCACGCTGTGGACGCGGTCGCTCAGCTCGCGGCGGATGCCCTCGTAGCCATGGGCCAGGTCGTGACCGTAGGTCCGCATGAACTCGTTGCGGCTGCTGTACTTGTCCGGGTCTACGAGCTGCGCGGTGCTCCAGACCTCGGCCTCTTCGTTCTTGATGGGCGTGGCGCTCAACCCGGCCCAGTGGGTGGTGTTCAGCGGGTGGCTGATCATCTGGTGGATGGCCGCGATCCCGCTGGGCTCGCCGCGGTCGGTGATGCCGTGGAACTCGTCCACCGCGGTGAAGAACTTGGGGACTCCCAGCTCCTCGCGGAGATCGGCCCACCACTTCGCGGTCGTCTGCAGGTCGGTGTTGATCAGGTCGCGCTTCATCCGGGCGATGTCGCCGTCCGCGTACTTGTCCGCCATGGCCTTCAGGACCGTGTCGCGGGTGGCCTGGTGGGTCATGATCGTGAGGTCGTTGGGGTTGGTGAGCAGGGCCAGGCGCTCTTCGTGGCTCTTGCCCTCGCTGGTCACGACGCTGAACTTGCCGGGCTCGAGGAAAGACAGGGCCTCGCCTCGGAACTGCCGGGCCATCTTGCCGCCCGCGCTGGGCACGCTGAACAGGCCGTGCTTCGTGTCGCCGCGCGCGTGGGCCTCGGTGAAGGCCCCCAGGGAGCCGGGTGTCTTGCCGGAGCCGGTGCCCCAGGCCAGCACCATGCGCTTGCTCTCCATCAGCGCCTTGATGCCGCGCTGCTGCGCGATGCGGTCGCCGTCCATGTTGGCGGGGAACACTTCGAAGTTGTCGCGGGCCTCGACGCCGGAGCCCACGGTCTGGATCACGCTGGCCAGCTGCGCCTCTGCTCGAGCGCCGATGCTCCAGCGCTCCCCGTGCCCCAGCTTGATGTCCTTCGGCTTGCTCTCGGGCTTGGGCGGGGCCATGCCGAAGAGACCGGCCTGCGCGGCGCTGTAGGTCTCCTGGGCCTCCAGGTGGCGCTGGTACTTCGCGCTGACCGCGCCCTCGCCCTCGGCCGCGAACTTGCCCGCGGTGCGCCCGCGCAGCTGCGCCTGCGTCCGCTGCAGGCTGGACAGCATGTCCGCCCGCTCTTCGGGGCTGGCCATGAACTTGGCGTGTGCCTGGTCGCCGGTCAGCTTGGCGGTGCCGCGGATCAGGCCCTGCTCGCCGACGGTGCTCTGGTTCGAGACGTAGGTCTCGACGAACTCGCCACGCATCGCGTCCTGAATGCTGGCGATGGCGTTGGGCAGCGAGCCGTGCGCCTGGACGTAGCGGGCCCAAGCCGTGGGGGCCTCGCGGGCGGCCTTGAGCAGGTCGGCCTTCTGCTCGTCGGTGGTGGCGCGCTTCATGGCGTCGGCCAGCCCCGCGCGCGGGTAGCGCTTGACCAGCTGGTCCACCTGGCGCTGGTAGTCCTGCCACTCGGCGGATGGCCCGCCCCCTCCGAAGAGGGACTGGGTGCCACCCGTCTTCGATGGCTCCGGGCCCAGGGCCTCGAGCTCAGCCTTGAACTTGCCCTCGTCCACGCGCACCTTCGGGTCGATCCCGGCCATGTCGTAGAACTTCGACCGGATCACGCGCCGCTCGTCGCCGGTCAGGTCGCTGATGCCCTTGAACGCGGCCACGGCCTCGGGGTGCTTGCTCAACGTGCGGAACACGGCTTCACGGGTCTGGGGCCGGTCCACGCCGATGTCCTGGCTGTGGTAGCCCTCGCCCTCGCGCCCCTGGCCCTTGAGGTAGGCGCTGGCGTAGCCCTCGGCCAGAGGTCCCAGCTCGGACAAGGGGCGCGGCTTGCCCTCGTCGTCGTACAGGGGCAGCAGGTCCCGGACCTTGTCCAGGTGTCCGTCGCGGTCGCTCACCTGCTTGAGGACATCGGCGCTGATGAGGTCGCGGGCGATGCTGTCCAGGCCCTCGCCGCTGGCGACACGGGCCCCGATGTGGTCCTCGAGGCTGTCCACGCCACCCACGGGCTCCCAGAAGCGCGGGGCCTCCTTCGCCGGCATGTTGAAGCTGGTGGGGGTCCGCTTGGCGAAGCCCTGGGGCATCCAGCCGTCCTCGTCCTCCTTCCCGGCTTTGATGGCGTTGACGGTGCGGCGGCGGTCCACGGCCTCCTGGTCCACGGGCGTCAGGAGCTTGTCCCAGTGCTCCTTCGCCACGGTGATCTTGCGGACGCCGTCCTCTTCGCTGACCTGGTATTCGCCCGGCCGCAGGCCCACAGCGTGCATCCAGCTGATCCCGGTCTCGATGCTCTCGTTCTCCGGGATGGACACGTCCAGACTGTCGGGCATCCGGCTGGAGCGGAACGCCTGGCCCAGCGCTGCGGTGGCCTCCAGGCTGCCCAGGGTGGCCCCGACCGCGCGCTCAGCTTCCACCAGCTGGCGCTCATGCGCATCCACCAGCTGCAGAGCCTTCTCGATGCTGCCCACGTCGGTGACCGTCTCAGACAGCCCAGGGACGTACTCGTTGGCCGCCCTGATGGCCTCCTGCGCCTTGGACATCACGCGCTCGACGTGGGTGTCCTCCAGGGCCCTGAGCACCTTGCGCCGGTCGTGGCCGCCCTTCTCCAGGGCGTAGCGGGTGAGCAGGGCGCTGTTGCGCAGGCCAACGGCATCGACCACGTCGCGGGACAGGTGCCGGTGCCCGTCCGCGCCCAGCTGGATGTCGGCCAGGCCATCGAACGCACCGTTGGCGTGGCTCTGCAGGAAGCTGTTGTCGCCGCGAGCGGCCAGCCCCAGCAGGTTCTCGGTCGTGCGCCGGATCAGCTCTTCCTGGTAGGTCCGGGCGGCGTCCCCGCCGACGGCCTTGACCTCCATGTCCCACGCCTTGCGGGTGTCCCGATACTGGCCCTTCTCGGCCTCCTTCACGGTGCCGGCCAGCGCCTGCTTCTCGCGTCGCAGGGACTTCTCCGACCGCATGACCTCGACCAGTTCGGCGAGCTCGTAGCGGCGGATTGGCACCTTCTCCAGGTCGTTGAGCCCGGTGGCGGCCACCTCGTCCTTCATGGCCTTCGCCATGCGCTGCATGGTGTCGCGGTGAGCCTTGATCTGCTCGGCCTTCTCCACCTCGCCAGCGCCCTCGAGCGCTTCGAATCGGCTGGATTGCGCCATGCTGGTGAGCGCCCTGTCGGTCGCGGCCACGGCGGCCGCGCGCAGGTTGTCCTGGACCTCGTCGTCGTCCAGGTCGTCCAGGCTGTAGACGCCAGCGTCCTTCATGGCCTCGCGCACACCGTCGTCGGTGATGTCGGCCTCGCCGGTCGCGATCTGTTGCAGTAGGCGGGCCTGCTCGATGTGCGCCCTGGCCTCCTGCTTGGTGGCCACGCTGGGCAGCTCGGTGACGGTCTCGGACTCCTCGGGCACTTCGCCGAGTTCGCCCTCCAAGCTCTCCAGGTTGTCCAGGGCGTCCTCGGCGGCCTCGACCAGGGCACTGACGCCAGGGTTGAGCTTGCGCCGCGTGGTGCTGGCGCGGTTGGCCTCCCTCGCGGCCTTCTCGACCGCGACCGCGTCCATGACCTCCTGGCCATCTCCTGGGCCTCTGCCAGGACCTCGGGGCGTTCGTCCAGGGCGCTGCGGATGGCCTCGGCCATCTCGGGCGAGCGGATCCCCTCTTCGACCAGCTGGTCGCTGACCTCGCGCACGCGCTTCTGAGCCTGCCGCAGGCGCTTGCGGTGGTGGCTGCGCTCCTTCTTGTGACGCACGCTGGGGCTCAGCTTGTCCAGCTCCTCCTCCGGGAGTTCGTCGTCGACGCCGCCCATGCGGTTCTGCACGTCGTCGATGAACTTGCGCTCAGCCGCGGTGACGGCCTGCTTCCGGGCGGTCTTCTCGGCCCTCTCGGCCTTGCGCTCGTCAGGGGTCATCGCAGCCCGACGCTCTTTCTCGGCGGCCTTCTTGGCCTCACGCTTGGCCTTGGCCTTGGCCTTGTACTCGGACTCGGACTTCACGCCGGTCAGGATCAGGTGGTTCAGCTTGCCGCCAGCCCCACCGACCACGCGGAAGGACCCATCGGGCTCAGGGTCCAGCAGGATCGGGACACCCTTCTCGTCGCTGCCGTTGGGGTGGACGGTGATCCAGCGCTGGCCAGGCTTGAGCGCCGGGTACTTGCCGCCCTTGCCCTTGCTGACCTCGCGGGACTTGTCCGGGGCGGCCTTCTTGGCCCCAGGGATGCCCTCCGCGCCGCCTCCCTTGGCTTTGGCGGCGTCCTGCCGGGCAGCGGCCCCGCGCACCCGGTCGATGAGCTTGGAGGGCTTCTGTGCGCCTTTCTTGGAGTCCTGGAAGCGCTCGGCCGTGGGTGGGTCTTCGCCCTTGACCAGGAGGATCAGCTCGCCCCATGCGGCCTTGAGCAGGTCCGTGCCGGTCGGTGCCGCCTTGTCCTGCTTCGTGCTGGTCGGTGCCGCCTTGTCCTGCTTCGTGCCGGTCGGTGCCGCCTTGTCCTGCTTCGTGCCGGTCGCCGCCTTGGGGTCCTGGGGCTTCGCTCCGGCGCTGTGGGTATAGCGCCCGTGCTTGAGGCGGTGGACCTTGCCGTCGTGGCTGAGCACGGTGATGCCCTCGTCGCCGCTGCTGACGTGCAGGCCGCTGTACTCCCGCCCCTCATGGCGGTAGCGCACGCGGGACTTCTCGCCTCGAGGCCAGCCCGCGGAGTCGTGCCGGCGCGACCAGGGCACGCGCACGCGCACCTCGTCGCCCTGCTTGTCGCAGTTGAGGGTCCAGATCGCGTTGCCGCTGGTCTTGCACTGCCGCCAGTGCGGCTTCCAGTCGCTCATCAGATCTCCAGGTCCACCAGCTCGGGGGCGATGGGCAGCCCCAGCATGATGCCAGCGCCCATACCGGGGGCCACAGCGTTGCCGATCTGGCGGCCCCGGGCGTTCAGGCCCCCGCTGACCTTGTAGTTCGGCGGGAAGTCCTGCACGGCCGCCATCATCGACGTGGGCATCCGCTTCACGTCCTGGGCGTAGGGGTAGACGTGCCGGCGGGCGAATCGCTGTTCCCCCGCGCCCGGTGTGGACACCCACACAGCGTCGCCGTCCACGCGGGTGATGGTGCCGTCGATGACGCCGCGGCCCCATGTGTCGCCGTGCCGGGCCATGACCTTGTCCAGGAGCGCGGAGACCGCGGCCGCGCCTCCCTGCTGGTCCACCAGCGCCGCGGCTTCGAAGTAGGTGATCTCCGGCTGGTCCAGCTGCGCCTCGAGCTCGCGGGCGAGGGCCTGCTCCATGCCGCTCTCACCCCGGTCGTCTACCAGGACGGGACCACCCACCTTGTAGGCCGGGACTCGGACCAGGTTGACCGACCCAGCCCCGTGCCGGGCCACCATGGTGAAGGCGGTGGTCTTCGCCGCGGGGTCGCTGGGTGGGTGCTTCTTGAGCCACTTGTCGGTCAGGGCGCTGGGGACCGGGGCCCGCATCTCCTCGGCGCGCATCTCGCCCCACTCGTCGATGACATCGGCCAGGTCTGGGGCGTCCCACTCCGTGGTGTGGACGGGTTCGCGGTAGGGGGCGCTGCCCTTGCGCCACGCGAGCAGGAACACGCGCTCGCGGTCCTGGGCCACCCCGAAGTCGGGCCCCGACGCGCGCACCCACTTGCTCGCGTAGTGCCGGTAGGCCAGCTCCTGCTGGATCAGGTCGCGGTAGCCCTGGAACTTCGTGTCCATCAGCCCGCGGACGTTCTCGGCCACGACGTAGCCAGGCTGGACCTGCTCCACGACGCGCAGCAGGTGGGGCCACCCGTCGCGCTTGTCGAACTGGCCAGCCGCATCGCCGCCCCGGCTGAACGGCTGGCACGGGGGCCCCCCGGTGACCACGTCCACCTTCCCGCGCAGGTGCGCGAACGGCGGGGGCTTGGACAGGTCCACGTCGTAGATGCGCCCCTCGAGCAGGTCGTCCTGCTTGTTGAGCTCCAGGGTCTTGAGCGCGTGCGGGTCGCGCTCGGCCATGCCCACGACGCGGAAGCCCGCGCGCTTCGCCCCATGGGCCAGCCCGCCCATACCAGCGTAGAGCTCGAGGACAGTGGGGCGGCCATCGGACAGCAGCAGGCTCTCGACCAGGCCCTGGATGCGCCCCTCCCAGCTGCCTGGGTCGCTCAGGTCGAGCTGCGCCGTCCCCACCTGCTTGTCGATCCGGTAGGCCGGGCCACCGTCGGCCTGCGGATCCCAGCCGCTGACGCGCCGCGCGCGGACCAGGCCGCTGTCCTCGAGCTTGAGCACCAGGTCGTGGCCGCCATCGTGCTTGGCCGCATCGGGGCCGCTGGTGCCGAACGCCGCGTAGAAGTTGAGGTAGGCCCCGACCTGGCCCCAGGGGACGCCGTAGACCTGCTCGATGGCCTTGCCGGCGCGCTTCATGGCCTGGTGGACGGTCGTGGGCGGCTTGCGCCCCTTGGTCTGGCGCTGGTGCTGCTGGACGGGCACGACGCCCTTGGTGGTCTTGCGGACGTGGGCCTTGACCTCGGCCTTGCGCGGGCCGAAGAGGCCCAGCTGGCTCTTGAGCAGGAAGCGGATCATGACGCCCCCTTCATGTGGTGAGCGAGGATTGCCGCTGCCGCCGCGGCTGCCGTCATCTTCTTGTGGACGCCCCGCCCCGACGCTGCTGCCAGCGTGTTCGCCGCCAACCCGCCCAGGACATCCTGGACGGCGTTGTTGACGTTGTCAGTGGCGAACCCCTTGCGCTTGTTGATCTTCCACACATCGCGGGTGTTGGTTCGGAGGCTTCGAAGCCAGTCCCGCCCGTAGCCGTCCGTCTCCTCAATGGCTCGGTCAAGGGCCCACAGAACCCGCCCAAGTTCGTGGACGGCACCCGGTTCGGGGTCCACGCCGGCCATCAGCCGGCGCTGGCGGTCGTCCTCGTCCAGGGCTTCCTGCTGCGGGGTCAGCTGGGCCTCTGGGGGCTCCAGCGGCCAGGGCGCATCCCAGTGCAGGGCCACGGGCTTCTGGGGCTCCGGGCGGTGGACCTTGGTGCCGCAGAGTTCGCACGCCTCGACGGCCGGGCCCTTCGCGCCGCAGTAGTGGCGTTTGCCGCAGTGGTCGAACCGCCAGTTGGCTACGCTGTTCCAGGCGGGCCCTTTGGGCTCGATGCCTTCGGGGACCAGGGCGAAGTAGAGCGGGACCTGGGTAGCGCTGTGCGCGAGCACGCGGGCCTCGACCAGCCCCCATAGGGCCTGGGTCGCCTCGGTCATGTGGACCATGTCGGCGGTGTAGTTGCCACCGGTCATGGCCAGCACGATGGCGTTGAACGTCAGCCCCGGCGCGTCGGCCTCATGTAGGACCTTGAGGATCCTGGCTTTCCAGCCCTCCTTCGTGTCCTTTAACGCCGCGCGCCAGTCCACTGCGCTGGTGGAGCTCGCGGCCTGCCGCTCCTTCCGGCTGATGCGGGCCGGGTCGTCGGGACCCCGCACCAGGTGCAGGAAGCCCTTCTCCGGTGACGGTGTGCCCGTGGTCTCCCAGTAGGCACCCGTCACCCAGCCCGGGTGTGTGGGCTCGCCGTCGGGCAGCCAGTGCGCGGCCCTCCACTCCTCGTTGGTCGGGGCCTCGCGCCGCTTGGCGGCCTCCATGCGGTCGCGGGCGGCCTCGAGCTCGCGGCGTGGCTTCGCCTTGAGGTCGGTGCGCTCCAGGCGCTCCAGGATGTCGTCGAGCGCAGCCTGGGGGTCGGTGGGCGAGATCCGGCATGTCGGGCAGTGCGTCCGCTCGGACAGGCCCAGGTAGGTGACGCTCTCGTGGCCAGGGCTGGGGCGCTGGGCTCCGGGCGTGTCGCTGATGCCGCACCAGCTGCACTGCTTGACGGTCTTGTCGTCGGGCCCGTTGGCTCCCCAGAGCGTGGGCCGGTCCTTCCGCTTCGGTGGGTAGTAGGACTGGGCGAACGTGCGTGGCTTCGACGGCTTGCGCTTGCGCGTGTGCTGCTTGACCGGCGTCGCCTTCTTCGGCGTGCGGCGGACGTGGGCCTTCACGGTGGTCTTGCCGCCGAACAGGTTGAGCTGGTCGGCCTTGACCAGGAAGCGGGGGCCACTCATGGGGCACGCTGCGTGCGCACCAGCTCGTCCGCGACGGCCTGCACGATGCCGCGCGTGAACTTCGCCTGTTCGGCCGTCAGCTCCCCAGCCTTCACCAGGTCCACGGCCTTGCCGACCAGCTCCAGGCCCGCCTTGCCCAGGTACACCTTCGTCAGGTGGCTGGAGACCGCTTCCACCACCGTGTGGGTCAGCAGCTTCTGGCCCAGCTTGGCGATGGCGGGGGCCGCGCCCTTTGAAACCAGCGCCAGCGCTACATGGCCAAGCGTGATCCCAACGCTCAGCACCTTCATCTTGTCCTCGCGTGACAACGTCTCACCACCCGCGAGCCGCGTCAGGGCCTTGGCCGCCGCGGGGAACTCCGCGAACGTGTGTTTGGCCGAGTGCTCCAGCCGGTCCCAGCCGGCGCGTAGCAGCTCGCCAAGGTCGTTGGCCAGGCGCACCGCGTGCTCCCGCACGTTCTGCGGCTTCTTGTCCAGCTGCGGATACCAGTAGTCGAAGCCTTTGCCCTTGGGCTTCCGCCAGCCACGCCGCGCGGTGCGGGGGATGGGCTCCCACCCGGTGCCGGGCGGGCGAAGCCCACGGCGGGCCTCGTAGTTCCTGTTGCGAACCACGGCCTTCGCCAGATCCAGGAGGAACGTGAAGCGCACGCCCTTCTTGAGGACGTGGAAGAACCGGTACGTGTCGCGGCCCTTCTTTCCGCGCTGGCTGATGCGCCCCCACTGCTTCTGGACGCGACCCAGGGCGTCGGCGTAGCTCTTCTCCATGTCGTTGGGCGGGGGCTTGGAGTCCACCCAGGCCAACTCGATGGCCCCGCGGTCGCCCTCGAGCCGGGTGCGGTCCTCAACGCTCTCGGCCTTGACCCCGAAGTCGCCCAGCATCTTGATGAACTGCTTGTCTTTCGCGTCGGCCCCGAAGGTCTGGCCGATGGCCTCGCGCAGGGGGCTGCGCTCCACGTCCACTTTCATGGTGAGGCTGGCGCGGTCGAAGCTGAACTTGGCGTCACGACCGGCCAGGCGCGAGGCCAGGAACTTCGGGGTGCGCTTGGAGATCTCGCCCGCGGCCTGCCTGAGCGCGGACTTCTGGGGCTCGCCGATGTCGGTACGGCGCTCAATGTGCGCGACCAGCTGGGCCTTGAGCCCGTCGATGGCCACGCCCTCCTTCTTGGCGATGGCGATCTTGGCCATGAGCTCAGCGGCCTGGGGCTGGTTGTACAGCACCTCTGGCATCTTGTCCGCGAACAGGTGCGTGTTGTCGGCCAGGCGGATGGCCGTGCCGACGCCGTCGCGCTCCCAGTCGATGTGCGAGCTGGAGTGCGACACAATCCAGCCCGCGGCCTTGTTGGTGAGGGTGGACCCCAGGACGCGCTGCAGGGCGTGGCTCTCGCCCACCTCCGTCCGCCAGAGCTCCATGCTGGCGTTGGGGTGGTAGTAGTTGTCCTTCACATCGAACCCGCCGCGGGCGATGGCGGGGATCGTGTAGCCCATGTCGTGGGTGATCATGGCCAGGACGGCAGCGGCCCGCTCGGCAGGCTCCGCGGCCAGCCCGCCCTCGTCGAGGGCGTCGAGGATGGAGTCCATCTGCATGATGTTGCGCCCGATGTGGCGCAGGCCGTGGTCGCCCAGGGTGCGGCGGACGCTCTCGTGCTCCTGGTGAATGAGCTTCTGCGCAGCCATGCTCATCAGCTCGGTGGTGTCCTCTGGAGAGGCCCCCGCGGCCTCCAGCTGCCGGCCCAGGGACTCAAAGCAGACCGTGCCCCACTCGACGTTGTGCGGGCTGATCCAGCCGTCCTTCGCCATCTTCTCCAGGTAGGCCGTGCCGTCCGCGGCGCTGCCGATGGTCGGGCGCTCGTAGCGGGCGTCCATCTCCTTCTGGACCTGGCCCCAGTCGCTGGTGAGCTTCGCGCGCTCGCGCTTGCTCATGTCGTTGAAGCCCTCGGGTAGCTTCGGCATGGGCTCGTCGTGGACCTTGCCCGTTGCGGATGCGCCAGCGTGGGCCTGGGGCTTCGCCGCTGGCTGCTCCTGCCGCGTTCGGCGAGCGGCCCTTGCGTCGGGACGTGCAGCTCGGCGGCGCTGCTGAGAGGGCGCAGGGCCCCCCTGGCGCTGCCAGCGCTTGATCTGCGGGTTGGACTTCGACGGCACCAGGACCAACCCAGGGCGTCCTTTGTTCAGCGGCACCCAGCCCGTCGCCCCGCTTCGCTGTTGCTCACGCTGAGCGGACTGCACTGCGATGGCGTCCAGGGCCTTCCGCAGCGCGGAGGTCTCGGCCAGGGCGTCGCAGAACGCGCGCATTGCCTTGTTGATGCGGGCCCGCTCCGCGCCTTGCGGGTACGGCTCGAGGGGCGTCTTGATGTTCGCGCGCTGCACGCTGTACTGCTTCTGAGTGCCCGTCACCAGGTAGGTGTTCTCGCGCCCAGCGTTGGCGAGCTCGTCCTCCACGAACGACTCAAAGGCCCTGGCGAACATCTCGTGGGGGCGGCCCCAGTAGTCGCCCAGGGCTTCCGCGTGGCGCGTGTAATCGGACTTGCCGGCCCGCTTGCCTGACAGGTCCTTCTGCCGGCGCTTCAGCTCGTCCCGGGCCCGCACGATGGCCTTGCGATCCGCCGCGAACTTGTCCCGCTCCGCAGGGGTCTTGGGTCGGGGTGCGACGTTGAACTTGCTGACCCGCGCGCCCCACTCGTCCCAGTCGGCCTTGAGCGCGGCCTCTTCGGTGGCGATGTCCACCATCTTCGGGTCGCCGTGCTTGATCGAGGCCATGACGTTGCGCACGGCCTCGGCCACCTTGGGCGGCACGGCCGGGTGCCCCTCGTAGTGGGACAGGAAGTGAACCCGCAGCCGGTTGCCGTCCTGCTTGAGCTCCACGTCGCCCACGCCGCGGACGGTGCCGGTCAGGACGTGGTCCATGAAGTGCCCCCACTCATGGGCCAGGGAGCCCCCGCCCTTGGTCTTGGTGAGGTTGATGGCGAGCTGAGACCCCTCGTAGTGCGCCGACGCGTTGCCGCTGCCACGGGCCCCAAAGGCCAGGCCCAGTCGGTTGCCGTGAGCGATGGCCTGCGTGGGGATGCCGATGATCTCGGCCAGGTCGGTCAGGGCCGCGTGGCAGTTCTTGAGGTTGGCGCGTGCGTCCTCGTCGTTCACCCAGTTGCCGAACTGCACCGCGCGCAGGTGGAAGTCGCCCAGCATGCGGGCCTCGTCCACCTTGCCGGTGATCTCCGGCCCCCTGCGCTTGACCTCCTTTCCGACGTGGCGCTTCCAGCGCGTGCTCTTGCCCTTGCCCGTCGATGCCTTCTTGTCGGCCCAGCTCCAGTCGTCCGCGCGCTCGATGGTGCCGGCCTTGGGCAGGACCTTGCCGTGGAACGCGGGAACGCTCTTGCTGCGCGTCAGCCGCACGACGCCCTTGGTGAACCGCGCCCCCATCGCGTCGGCATAGCCGCGGTAGGTGGCGCGCATGGCGTCGTCCTTCTTGACCAGCCGGTACTGGGTGGGCTCGCCGTCGCCGCTGTAGAGCCGGCGGATCTCCGAGTACCCAGCGCGACGCAGGGCGTCGTAGGTGATTTTCGCCTTCTTGGGGCGGATGTTGGTGTGGGCCTCGCGCAGGGTCTTGCCCTGGTAGACCCACGCCTTGACGTGCTCCTCCTCGGTCTCGCCGCTGGGGTGATCGACGTAGATCCCGCCGCTGTAGCTGTAGGCGTCGGGGTC